GTTGTGTTTTTTTTTTTTTCTTTTTTTTTCCTCCCCGCTGGGTTTTGGGGGGGGGCGGTAGTGGTGGGCGTAACTGTAATATTCTGTTCACCATTTAGAAGGGCGGATATGTCTTTATAGCCATACCAGATTCCGCGCTTACCGTTCCAGCGGTAGCCGTTCGCTTTAAGTATATCGCGGATCTGTTCAGACGGCTTGCCGTCAAAAGTTAATTCAAAACTGTTAAATTTTTCGTTTTTGGTAATGGTACACATAATTAAACTTCGCCTTTTTTATTTTGTCTTTCAACCTGCACACAACCAACACAAGCCGACGGCGCATCCTGTTTCCAGCACTCGCAACCCTCGGCGCAATATTCTTGATAGTCCATATCAATATAGGGGCAAGCGTTCCAGTTCGCCCGGCGCGTGCATATATTTACAACCCCGGCGCGCTTTTTATGCGTGCGATTATAGGCGCGCGACTTGTCCGCGCTCCGCCTTGTTTCTTCGTCTTTCTGTTCTTGGGTCTTAAACTTGTTGCACTTTTTAAGCTCTTTTCTAAGTCCAGCAAGTAAAGCACTTTTACAACCGCCATCAAAAAATATGCACGCGCGGCACTGTTCGTCAATTTTATTTTCCATAATTGCCTCCTATATTTAATTGCGCCCTTGCGTTAATCAAAAGCGCGGTTTACTGCGCTTGATTCGTAACGTATAACCGCGTTGCCGTCTTCGTCGCCGTCGTACATCGGGCCGCAAAGCCCGCGAAGGGTGGGGGTTCCTTGAAGTTCAAGCCTTGTATAACTTGCGCGATGCTCGCCCGTTTTTTCGTATGCGTTTAAAAGCTCATCTTCTGTTCTGTAAATTTTTGTTCCGTCCATTCCGAAGGCTTCAACAACCTTGTAAATTTTCCCTTTTTCTTTAATTTCCTGCTCGTAACGCCTTTCACTTTGTTCGCCCAGCTTTTCGCCGTTCACGCCGTCAACCGTTTTGTAAAACAATCCTTTATCAAAACACATAAACATGTTAGGCATAGAGAAGGAGGAGTTTACCCAGTCCGCGAAAATCGCAAAATTTTTACCCTCGTGCAAAGTGAGTCCGTATTTATTGCGCTTGTTTTTCGGCGTGCAACCGATTTCAAAAGCGTTGCTATATTGTGCATAGCTTGTTAATTTTACGCCGTGGATCTTCATCTGCATAACGCACGGGCAACCGAAGTCATTTAACATAACGACGGTTATTTTTTTACCGTCTTCGCCGTTCATATATGCGGCCAATTTTTCGCTTATCTGTTCAAAGTTCTTTTTTACGCTGTTCATAAATTTTTCTCCGTGATATTTTATTTTTTAATAATTAAGCCGCCGAAGTATTGCGCCCGGCGGCTGTTCATTGTTTAATTTAATAATCGCCCTTGTTTCTCTCGTCGATATATTCCTTTTTTGCGGCGTTGTATGCGCTGCACTGTTCGGGCGTTAATCCGTCAAAAGTCAAGCCTATTTCCGCGAGGGCTTCCTCATAACGCCCGCCGTAATAGCATTCATAATTATACATTTCAGATTTTACGGCGGTTTTAAAATAGTTCATATCTTCCGCAAGCTGTTTTAAGTGTTTTTCTTTTAATCCGTCGTAAAGTTTTTCAACCTTTTCAACGTGTTCTTTATTTGCAAAATACGCCCAATTTACGCGGCATAAATACATTTTTTCGGCGGCTTGTTTCTGTTCTTCAGACGGCTTGCCGATATATATTGACGACACATACCCGAAAATTTTCGGGTATAAATTTACAACAAAATCCCTTTTATTTCTAAATTCTGCATAGCTTTTAATAGGATCGTCCAGAATTTCCGCAACCGTGAAAACGCTTTTTTCTGCCTTGCCAAGCATATACGCAACCGCTTCGGCGGTTTCGGGCTTCCAAGCGTTATAATAAAGTTGTAAATCTTTATATATAATTTTATCGTTTAAAATTACCGCAACTATTGCACCATAGCCGCCGACGGTTTCAACCGCTGTAAGCGCGTAATCTTTCAGGGGTTTATTAAAAAACGCATTTTTTAAAATGTCCTCAGCTTTTACCGCGTCAAGCTGTTCAGAGTTTTCAACCGTGAGCTTGAGCCCGTAGCCGCGCGCCGTTTCGATTCCCTCGTTAATTGTTTTAATAATTTCGGGGTTGCTGTTTGTCTTGCACATAATTTTTTTACCTCGTTTTTTAATTTTTGGCTATCGCCGACGGCGGGAGGGGTAAACCCTCGCCGCCGTTTCGCCCCGTTGCCGTCGGGGTACTCGTCAGGGCGTTAAGTGTTCAGATTTAAAGCCGCTAAATATGCGGGCTTGTCAACGATGCAAGCGGATAAATAAATTTTACGGTTGCAAACTTTAAAATATAGGTCGCCGCGCTTTTCGTCGTAACTTAATTTTAATAAATGCGCCGTTTGTTTTCCGTTCTGTTCTGTTACTACCTCATAGGGCGCGCCGTCCGTATGCGTTACAGTTTTAACAAAAACTTTTAATTTGTCAGTATTGCCGCGCCACGTTGCCATGGTCGGCTTGTTCAGAATTTCCGCCCGGCGCGGCTGTTCGGGGTTTATCATCTGTTTTTCTAATTCGTCGATTTGTTCAAGGGTCAACCAGTCAGGCTTAAGCGTTGCGCAAAGCTCGCGCATTATGTCCAGTTGGTCGCGTTCATTCCACGCCCAGAGATTCGGCGCGTATCTGTTCCCCGCGCCTAAATAATATTTACAATCAGAGAGCAACCGCCCAAGCATAGTAAATTGAAAATCAACGCTGCGGGATTTTATTTTCTCAAGTGATTTTTTTGCTTGTTCTGTCATAATCAAACCTCCGCGCCGCTTGCCGCCCTTGCGGGCGGTCAAGGCTTACGCGCTTAATCTGTTCAGCGTTTACCGCGACACCCCCAAACCGATACAACGACCCATGCACCAATCAAAAATTGATTTTTGACCGCGTGCAATTCCCGCAACCATCGCCGCGCTTAAGCGTTCGATCCGTTCGGAAATATCTATATAAATAAATCCATTTTCAACCCACAGCCCGACAAAATCGCAAGACTGCAGACCGCGTAAAAGTTTATTTACAGCGCGCAAAATCTTATTGACCGCGCCAACCTCCAAAATATAGCAATCTTTTTTTGATACTTGATAACCGCGCGAAAAGTTGACAGACTCGCCGCGCGCGTTCAGAGTCGCGCCGCCGTTCTCAATTAAATTTAATAATGTAATACGATTCATTTTTAAAAATCCTCCGTTTTTAGTTTTCGGTGATAACACGCGCCGCAACCGCTCCCTTCAGCAGTAACGCCGCGCGCGTTATTTCGGCGGGTAACCATCCCGCCATCATCAGACCGACCACGGCAGCGCAAGCGCGCCGCCGTTCTTTTTTCGCTTTTTCGATTCAGCCAGCAGGGGAAAAGATAACCCGCCAGCCATACCGCGCGAGTTATAGCATCCGCGCGCCGCTGTTAATTTCAATTTTTTATGACTCCCCCGCCAGAGGGTAAAGGGCTTGACCGTTTAACAAACTTGACCCGCTCACACAACCACCAAACCGCAAGACACCAAGCCCGAAGGGGGAACAAGGCCGCCAGAGAGGGAGCGACGCGCCGTAGAGCTACAGCCGCGAACGTTTTTTAAATTCAGTTTTAAAGGCTTGTAAAAAAGTTATTTACTTAACTTTGTTTACAATAAAAGTATATCAGAAGTAAGAATAAAAAGCAACTAATTTATAGCAGAATTAAGAAAAAATATTTTTGTTATTTTATATCAGAATTAATGTTAATTTATAACAGAATTAAAAAAACAACCCCGCACCGCTTGACAAACACCCGCCCGCCGTGATAAAATCAAAACCAAAAAAAGAACAGACCCGCCCGAACAGCCCGCCAGACGGCGAAAAAGGGCGCAAGGAGGCACGGCGCGACAATGAGCAAGCAAACAGCCAGCACAGGAAAACCGACACGCAGCGCGGCGCAGATTAAAGCGGATAAGGCATACCAAGACCGCAACCGCCAAAGCAAGGCAACCCAGCAAAAGCAAAATTTTAAAAACGTTGCGGCCACACTACCAAAGACGGAAGCCGAGCGGATCAAGGGAATTTTTAAGGCGCACGGAATGAAGCCCGCCGAGGTAATACGGCGCGCCGCCGTCAGAATGGAACAGGGCGACGACCTCCGCCGCGACTATGACCCCGCCAGCAATACGCTTCAGCCCGCCCAGCAGGGCGCAGGCGGTAACGGTAACGACGACAGCGAGAGCACCGACGACCCCGCGACGACCTAACCGCCCGCCCAAGTCAGCACAAGCAGACAAAAAGAGAATAAAAGACAAAACGCGCCACGCCCGCAAAGGTAAAGCAGACCAGCCAAACCCAGCGAGCGCGGCGCAATTTTTCTGCAGTCAGTCAGGGCGCAACCAAACACCGCCAGAGCCGACCACCAAAACAAGGCAAAACAACCCCGCGAGCGTTTAAAACCGTTTGCGGGCTTTTCTTTTCTTTTATTTATTTTCTTTTCTTTTTAAGTATAATATTTTATTTAATATAAGCACCCAGAGCACCAGAGAAGAAAACACAAACAAATTAAAAGAGTTATAAACATATAGCAAGGCAGAGCAGACCCACACCAAGCACCACAACAACAGCAACCACGACAGCAGACAAGGCAACCACAAGACCAGCCACCCAGCACCCAGCAAGGCAAGACCCCAGCAAACCCCGCAACCATTAAAAGCGAAAAGCAGACAACCAAAACAGACAAACAGAAATAAAAAAGGCAGGCAAGGCAAAAGGCAGAAGGGCGGCGGCACAAAGGGCAGAGGCGGCAGACCCCGCCGCGCTTGTTCATTTTTTAAAACACCATTTTAAAAAGTAAAATTTTTTATTTTATCCGCGCCCGTCGTCGTTTGCGTTTGTTTTGCGTGAAGACCCCGCCGAGCACCGCCCCAGCCCCAGAGCCACACAACGCGCCGCCCGTCGTCAAAGGGCTTTACATAATAACGCATTAAGTAAAGCACTTTACACGCAAGCACGGCGGCGGGGGTACTTTTTCGAGCAAAAAACCGAGAACGGAACGCCGAGCGAGCCTTTGCACCGCCTCGCCTAATCTTGTTCGCCATTTCGATTTCGCAACAGTCGGGGCACCACAACACAAGCCATTGCTCACACATAGCACACATACGGTTCAGATAATAATAAGAGAGTGGTTGGGATACAACGAGCAAAGTTCCGACCAGCGAGTAGGTACGGTGCAGGTATAGTCCGGGTGTACTTCAACCCTCCACTGAAAAAAGTTCCGAAAAAAGGTTGCGCTTTTCAAAAAATGGCGGTAGAATGAGCGCAAGAAAATGACAAACCGAGTGGGGCAAGAATGGACAGGGACAAAATCGAAAAATTTCTCACAATCGCATCGGGAAAGAAAGTTCCGAAATGGCAAATCAAAGTTTTGATAAAAATGCGCGAGCATATAAAACGAACGCGCGGCGAGAAAAGTTCCGAATGCCGAAAATAAGCACCCCGAACTGAAAAATCAGTACAAAAAGTTCCGAAACCCCGATTCAAAAAAATAAAAAATGCCGCAAGCGGCATACAGGAAATGAAATATGAGTAAAGCGAATACCCCCGCAGGGAATACCCATACAGAAAACGGAAAAGCAAGTTCCGCGCCCCCTTTTAAGAACAAGGTCCCGACTTTGCGCCAAGCCAGCAAAAGCGACCCTTACGGAATGAACGTCAAAAAAAGTTGCGCGACCTGCCGATGGTTCGACACAGAGCCATTAGCTGCGCCGGGCGGTTGGTGCCGTAAGTTTCCTTCCCAGCAAGTAAATTGCGGTGTCGGCGACGTCTGCGACTGTTGGGAACAGAAAGGTAAGGCGGGGGCGTTATTAACTGAGCAGGAAGTACTTTCTCGAATAATAGACGGTGCCGCCGGGTATCAAGTAGTCCTTCCGCGAATGCAGGGAAAGAAAGTTGCGATTGATACTTTGAATTACAAAGCGCAGGTGGCCGCCGTAATGAGTAGCCTCGGTTGCCAAGACAAGGAATACATAATAAACGCCCTGAGCGACGAGCGCGTGAAAGCTGAAATCGTAAAGAAAGTTCCGCCGGGCGAGCTTGCCCTAAAACTAATCGAGGAGAAACCCCAAGAATGAGCGGTAATAAAGATAAAGTAGTTTGCGGAATCACTATCGTAAACAACCACAAAAGAACCCCCGAAGAAAGCGTTCAACTTTTTAATGAGAGTTTAAAAGCCGCCGCGATTACTTCCGAAAAACTTATTAAGGGGTTATCGGCTATGAATTCAATGTTAAGTAAAGCCGTTTCCGCGTCCGAAAAAAATTTTTAAAAAAATGTGAATACCTTTTAATCCAAAACTGAAAAAGCGTGTTACACTGCGTATCGTCAAGTGCAGGTGACACCCCATATTGTCAAAAACAAGCGTCCGTCCTCTGCACAATAGACGGGCGATTTTGTTTTTATAGCGCGGTAGTGCAGTGCTCGGATACTTCGGACTTTTAATCCCAAATTGAGCCGGGCGCGACCATTCTCCGCGATATTTTTGAAAGTGCACTGTCGGACAGTGTAGAAAGCGGTTACTTCGCATGGGTAAGCCGTAGGTCGTAGGTTCGAGTCCTGCCGTCCCCGCCATTTTGGGGACGTAGCTCAGATGGTTAGAGCAACGTAAACGTTCCCGCTTTCGCCAATTCTTCCGATAGCACCCTCCTTTGAGAGAATAAACTTGCATAGTGCAGAATGCGGTTACTTCTTTACAAGCCAGCAATTTTTGTGAATGGTGTAACTGGTAACACGGCGGATAGTTTTATCCGAAGTTGAGGTTCGAGTCCTAAAAATTTCCGCATTCGATTATTCTTGCAAGCAATTCACCCTATTCAGAGGGTAGGCTATCGGCTGTTAAAGCTGGTAGCCTTTTTTAGTATCATCCCGACACAAATGTCGGTAAGATAAAAAAATTTGTTGGAGGCAGAAAAACCTATATGAAATTCTCACACAGCACCGTCGAAAAGTACACATTTAAGTTTGAAGAAAACGACGTACTGACAATCGACAAGCAAACCTTCCACCTGAGCGGTGGACACGCAGTATTTATTCTCGATACGGAAACCTATACGCTTTCAATAGAATGCGACTGGGGTAATTATTGTTACCGCTGGGGCGCAAACGACTACGAAACCTTTAAACAGTTAATGTGCAGAGTAAGTGCGGACTACCTTTTAAGGAAAATGTCGTCGCAGAGCGTGATTAACTGGAAGAAGACCAAAAAGCGGGCGCGCGAACTTTACTTTCAATGCGGCGGCGACCCGAACGGCGATAAAGAGCGCGTAAAGGAATTTCTCAATGAGATAGATAGGGTTGACGAAAACGAAGTCCGCTTTTACGACTTTATGACGGATCACAACCCCGAATTGTCTGAAGGCTCATTCTTCGTTAAGGAATTCCCCATGCAGGCGCAAATTATGGCAGAGATATTCAAAAAGTATCTTGTTGAACAACTGAAACTTGAAATGAAGGCGGTGGCATAATGGAACAGATAAATAAAGGCTTAGATTGGGACGAAATTAAAATGATTGCAAAAGGTAAGCCCATTTATGGCTTGGAAATTTCCAACATTAAAATTTACAATAGACCGAAAAAAATTGACGAATTCAGAGTTGGAAAAATCAAATTGCCGTGCGGGTACGGAAACTATAATACTTACGAAAAAGTTCTTTTAACCCCGCCGCGCCACTTTTGCTATGTAAACGAATTAACCACATAAAAAATTTCAGGAGAATAAAATAACAATGAGCAAATTTAATCAGACCAACACTATCAAAACCCAGAATAAGAGCGGACACGTCGCCTACTCAATGGCAGACAAGGACAAACTCGTAACTCAGGTGCTTACTTCTTTCTTCGGCGAAGAAAAGTACTACGGCGACACTACGAACGACCTTATCAAAACGGCTACTGCAGTACTGGGCGGCGCACCCAAGTTCGTTGCAAATCTCGCCCGTTACGCAAGAAAGGAAATACACTTGCGCTCGGTATCGCACGCGCTTACCGCGCTCATTGCAAACAACGTCAACAGTAAGGAATTCATAAAGGAAGTCGTTGCAGACATTGTAGAACGCCCCGACGATATTACGGAAATTTTGGCTTGCTACCTTACTATGTTCGGGAAGCCTATTCCTAACGGCTTGAAAAAGGCACTCGGCGCAGCAGTCGGCAAGTTCAGCACCTATCAGATAAGCAAGTACAACGGCGGAAATAAGACGGTTAAGTTTAAGGATGTATTAAAACTCACGCATACTAAACCGCAGACAAAAGAGCAGGAAGAACTCTTTAACGCAATCATAAATGACGCCCTTCCTACGGCAGAACGCTGGGAAACCGAGCTTTCAGCGAACGGAAATACCAAGGAATCGTGGGAAAAGCTCATTGCGGAAGACAAACTCGGCTATATGGCAATGTTGCGCAATTTGCGTAATATCATTAACGCCGCGCCCGAAAATATCGACAAAGTTTATACCAAACTTGCAGATAAGGCGCAGGTGCTTAAATCAAAACAGTTGCCTTTCCGTTTCTTCTCGGCGTACAATGAAATTGTAAAGGTGCCCGGCATAACGAATAAAGTGCTCGATACGCTTGAAACCGCCCTTGAGTATTCCGTTGATAATATGCCCAAGATAAAGGGCAGAACCGTTATCGCGGTAGATACAAGCGGTTCTATGGGACACGCTATAAGCGGTAAATCGGCTATCAAGTGCTGCGACATAGCACGTTTGCTCGGCGTGCTTGCAAGTAAAATTTGCGAAGAATACATAGTCTATACATTTGATACAGATATTTGGCAGGCTACTTTCTCAAGTAAGAACGGAATTATCAACTCGGCATTAAGTATTCCCGTGCAGGGCGGCGGAACGGACTTGACCTTACCGCTTAGGAAAATACTCAACTTGCCCGACAAGGTGGATAGGCTTATTCTTCTTTCGGACAACGAAATAAACAGCGGTTGGTACGGCGGCTATCAAAGAACTTGCCAGCCCCTTGCCGACGAATACCGCAAAAACAAGAACCCCGATTTCTGGGTGCATGCGATAGACTTACAGGGCTACGGCACGCAGCAGTTTATTGGCAAGAATACAAACATTATCGCCGGGTGGAGTGAAAAGGTTCTCGAATTCATTTCACTTGCCGAAGACGGTATTGGGAATCAGGTTAAGAGAATAGAGAATTACGGCTCTAAAAGCGAGTAAAAATTATGATTCAATTCAACAACACTAAAATCTTTACGGACAATATCGACCAGCCCGCCCTTGCACAGTTGCACGAGCTTGACAAAACGGGCGTATTTGCGGAATCTCAAATCCGCATTATGCCCGATTGCCACGCTGGGGCAGGGTGTGTAATAGGTTTTACCGCGCCCGTAAAGGACAAAATTATTCCGAACCTTGTCGGCGTTGATATAGGGTGCGGAATGCTCTGCGTAAATCTCGGCAAAATCGACATTGACTATAAATTACTTGACGAGATTATCAGGAACCGCATTCCGTCGGGTAGAAATGTAAGCACCTTTTCGGACAAGGCGCGTGGGCTTATAGAGCAACTGCGTTGCAAGGACCACTTAACGAATAGGGACTGGCTCGAATGCTCGCTTGGAACGCTCGGTGGCGGAAACCACTTCATAGAAATTGACGAAGGACAGCACGGCGAAAAATATCTCGTCATACATAGCGGTTCTCGCAATCTTGGCAAGCAAGTGGCGGACTACTACCAAGACCGTGCGGCGAAGGAATATCGTGCAGCTTCCACAACGGAAGTAATTGCCGAACTCAAAGCGCAAGGCAGAGAAAAGGAAATAGCAGACGTTTTAAAGGTAATGAAAGCCGAAAAACCGAAACTTCCAAGAGATTTATGCTATTTGCAGGGCGATTCTATGGACGAATACCTTAACGATATGCAAATCTGTACCAACTTCGCCGATTTGAACCGCGAAACTATCGCTCAACGCATTATAAGCAATTATGCGGCAAAATGGTATGCCAACGGAAAGAACCCGCAAGCAATGGAATGGGGCGAGAGCTTTTTACACCGCAGAAACGGGTGGGAATTCGACTGGAAAAGAATTTCGTTTACTACGCGCCACAACTATATCAGCCTTGACGGTTACATTCGCAAGGGCGCAATTTCAGCCAAAGACGGCGAAAGAGTTCTTATTCCGCTCAATATGCGCGACGGTTGCATAATCGGTATCGGCAAGGGAAACCCCGACTGGAACTATTCTGCACCGCACGGCGCAGGTCGTATAATGTCGCGGTCCGAAGCCAAGAAAAACCTTAAACTGGAAGACTTCCAAAAGACAATGGAAGGAATTTACTCAACTTCCGTTTCCGCCGACACGTTGGACGAAGCACCTTTCGCGTATAAGCCGTCGGACGAAATTATTGAACTTGTTGCAGACACCGTATATATCGAACAGATTATTAAGCCCGTCCACAATTACAAGGCTACGGAGTAGATATGGCAGGTAACGAATCACTCAATAAAACCATAAACGAACAGGAACTCAACAAGAAACGTGCAGAACTGCGTAAGCAAACCGCCGACTTAATGCGCCTTGACGGAGCTTCCGAAGAATACATTGAAAAGTATTTGACAGATGCGGCAGTCGAAAATTGCTTATCAAACGGCTTTACGGCGGCAAGTTTAGCTTGGACGCTCTTGCACTAAAAAATTTTGAATACTTTTTGATACAAAGTTAATTTTTCGTGATATAATGCGAAACGCATTAGGCAAGACACTTTATCGGTGGGCGTAATATCCATCGCCTACCGTCAAAAGAAAGTAGCAATTTGGTCAACCGCGCAAATTGAAGGGTAACATTTCCCCAGATAGTCGCCAAACTGATTCGGTATGACAAAGTAAAGCAGAATGCCTTTTGCACCATTCGGTAGCCCCGCTCGTCCCCGTTTATAGGTTTTCGGTTGAACGGTGGGGCTACCACAAACTTAATACCGCGCCTATCCAGTGTAGCTGGGCGCGGTTATATGAAGAAATGCCGGGCAGAACGCTTGTCGGAAAAGATAGCGTTAGAGAGGTTAGCACTCTCATTCTTCACCAAATCCCATAAAAAGGGCGTTTGCGCGCCCCGCCGTCAAAAGGTGGGGAAGTTTATCGGGTCCTGTACGCTTATAAGATAAGTTGCGCGCGGTGTATAGGTATTCGCACTGAGAATCAGTGCCGCCGAACCTATCAAGGCTTGCCCCAAGGTTTGGCGCATCAGAAAATTTCCGTTAAAAAATAAAAACTCGCGGTGGGGGCAAGGCAACACTGCGAGTTTTACTCTATGGTTCTTTCGTCTAAACTGGTTAGGACAGCAGACTTTCACTCTGCAAATGGTTTGGGTTCAATTCCCCCAAGAATCACCACCAACATTGGGGTGTCGCCAAGCGGTAAGGCACGGGATTTTGATTCCCGCATTCGTAGGTTCAAATCCTGCTACCCCAGCCACTATATTCCCGGATAGCTCAGTAGGTAGAGCACCTGACTGTTAATCAGGCTGTCGCAAGTTCAAGTCTTGCTCTGGGAGCCAAATGAAACTTTCTCAACTAAGGGCGCGGGTACCAGCGTAACGGTCTATGGTAAATAGCCGAGAAAGGTTCAGACTACTTAATCATAGCAGGGATTGTACAGCCCTTCGGTACCCAGTCCGACGCGGGAACAGCGATAAGTTCCGTAACGCTGGCGTAGCTCAACAGGCAGAGCAACTGATTTGTAATCAGTAGGTTGCGGGTTCGATTCCAGTCACCAGCTCCACAGAATTTAATAGGCGGTAGGCTTATGGTATATCTTTACTACTGGGACGGCAAGCTGAAAGATGCGCCCCACAAATTCCCTGAAAGTACGGGACTTGTGCGCCAGCACAATAACTGGACACATAAAATTGACGGTACCAACGGTTACACTTCAACTACGGAACGCTTAAAGCGTTTAGTTGAGAAGAATAAGAAGACCAACGTTGATTTTCACGTCTTAACAAACTGTTTGCACTTGGCGGAAACCCACAAATATGTTTTTGCTTGTAACGCAGAACATACTACTTGGGTTCTCGTTGAAGATAAATCAATTTTAAAAAAGGGGTAAATTTATGGAAAAACTCAATATGCGCATTCAGCGCAACAATAACCTTAACGACGTTTACTATGAAGACGAAGTAGGTCCCGGCAATGGTCGCCATTACTACGAAGTCCGCAGGGGCGACAAAGTAGTAGCGAATATTCAGTTCCAGAACGGACCGCGCAACGTCGAGGGTTCCATTCCCGGCGTAGTAGAGGCGGATCTGCTTGAAATCGTCCGCCACAGACTTCAATGCTTTCAAAAAGGCGAGTTTGCGACAAGAGAGAACGCTCTTGCGCTTACAGCCACTGAAGAAGCCCTTATGTGGATGAATAAAAGGACAGAGGACAGAGCTGAAAGCGGAAAGCTCGGTACCTATCAGAAATAGAAATGACCAAGGCAGAATTAGAACAGGCTTATGACCGCGTTTGTAAAGAAAACGATGCACTATGCTCAATTCTTTACGAGATTAAAAAGGTTATGGTGCCTGCCGCCGAAACTTTCGAGAGGGACTTCGCCGAAGATACACCTTACAATAGGGGTGTAAAGCAAGCGTTGTTTGTCATTTCCGAAACAATAAATTCAAAGCTCAAACCGTCGTCTTGGTTGTACTGTCCAACATTCAAAAATCAATTAGAAGAAAATCTGCCTGCGTTTACAATAATCGAAGGCGGTTTATCTAAAAAGAAAAAGAAGGAATCGGACAATGGATAACGAAAACGAAATTCTCATAAATGTCAAGCTGTCGCCGCTGGCTTTAAAACTGCGTACTCTGCGCCAGCAAAAGCATTTCTCGGTTGAAACCCTGTCAAAGATTACAGACATACCGCAGGAAGATATTCTCGCTTACGAAATGGACAAAGAAAAGCCGTCCACAGAAGTTCTAAATAAACTCTTGCTGCATTTAAGATAATCTGCATACCCATATCCCCCAAGGTTGTCATATATTCTCTCGGATAGTCGTCGCGCCTAATCGTGCGGCGATTATTCATTTTTCTGTCGCTGTAATGAAAAAAATCGGCTCAAATGAGCCGATTTTGTCTATCGTTAAACTTTGGGTACAAAATGGGTACGAAAATCGTGTGTTGGTAAAACTGCTTGATTTTTAAAGTATTTTGTTAAATATGGCGCGGAAAGGGGGATTTGAACCCCCGAAGGCTTTCACCTCTCACGATTTCCAAACATACCGCATTTTTGGGCTATTTTAGCCTATTTTTGCCCTATTGAATAGGGTTTTTGAAATTTTGAATACGGAATTTGCAAAAACAGCCCGAAAATGGCTTGCCTTTTTTCTCGGCTTTAAGTACAATGTTAGAGTAATGCAGAGATGGCTGAGCGGTTTAAGGCGCACGATTGGAAATCGTGTGACGGCTAATACCCGTCCGGAGGTTCAAATCCTCTTCTCCGCGCCAAATCAGTAAAATTCAATATTTTTGATATTGTTTTGTCCCCCGATTCCGTGTTTTGGAACACCCCGAACACGATAAATCGGGGGATTTTTCGTTATTTTTTGGGTATATTTTGGGTATGAGCGGTTAGAAAACTATCTATCAACTGCAGTATTTCGGCATATTTACCCTTATAAATGACCGTTTTCTCGTCTTCCGACAAATCGCCGCGTAAAAAAGTCGCCTTATCGAGTTGCTCAGGGTGGGTATAGTACTTTAAAGTAGTTTCAATGTTGGAATGCCCCATCCAAAGCGAAACGGTTTTAACGTCTATTTTATTACAGCAGATTTGAATAGTGCCGAACGAGTGGCGCAGGTCGTGAAGTTTATGGTCCATTCCTAATTCTTTCATAAACTTACTGAACACACCATCTGCGGCCCGCTCGGTAAAAGGGAAGTAACGACCTTTCTTGTTGGGGGTAAGAGTAGAGAGCAGTTTTTCAACGAACGGAAATAAAGGAATTTGTCTAAGCGATCCGTCGGTTTTGGTGCCGTTCACTTTTAAGAGCTTTTCTTCCATATCCGCGTCCAAAAAAATAACGTCAAGACCCTCATTTCTTCGACTGCCGACCAAATATGTAAAAATATAATAGCATTTAAGCTGGTAGTTGATTTTCTCGTCCGCAAAAAGCCTTTTGAAATATCGCGCTTGCTCGACAAATGAAAAGGACGTGCCCATATTCGTATCATGCTCCATTTTTTCAATGGCGGTGCAGGGGTTTACCGTTAAGAGCGATTCCGACACTGCGTATTTGAAAAGGTTGTTGAGCATTCCCTGAATAATCTGGCGTTTCCTTGTCTTATCTATCGCAAAAAGGAAGTCCTTAATGTCTTTCGCCGTGTACTCGTTGAGTGGCTTATCAAAGCCTTGCTCAATTATGTACTTATAGTTGTACTCAATTCCCTTTAAAGTGTTTTCTGCTCGCTTTTGGCTCTGTTTATAAGGCAAGTAGCGTTGCGTATAGAATTCCGAGAGTAAAGGGAATTTTTTCTTATTTTGCTGTTGCGGTAATTTTCTGTGGCTTTTCAGTGCCCGAATTTTCCTTAATAACTTTTCTTTTATTTCATTTTCGTCCCTCCCGTAAGTCGAACCGAGTTGTTGGTTACGGAATTCAATCAGCCCGTTTTCACGTTCGCGGACTGAGCCTTTGAGTTTGAGTTCAATTATCATTTCTTTTATCACCTCAATTAAAGGTTTTACCGAAACGATATTTTGCGACCCATTCTCTACCTGAGTAAAAGAGTTTAACGATTCTGCTGCATTAAAGATACCACCAAAGTCTTGCGCGTCCTGTTGCCCGGCAGTATAGCCTAAAATAGCTATGACGGCTGTGTTTATGCCCTGCGAGGCGGCAGAAATGGCTTCCGAATTTTTGGCAATGTTCGATAAGCAGTCTTTGATAAATTGGTTCATTTGTATAATTTCCTCCAAAAATAAATTCGTAAGGGAAATTATACTTTAATCGAGTAATCGGCTCAATAAAGCACGGCGGTGGGGTAGTTTAAACAGCTGTCGATTTGGATTCGCCTGATATTTTCAGTGCGCCATTACTTACATAAACCCACATTGATTCAAGGTCGCTTGAACCTTTAATGTTTCTATTTGCGAGCCAGTCGGGTCCAGTAGGTCTTTCCCTTACTTCATTTAGACTGCAAGTAGAGTAGGTTTTGTACATTTCCGAAAAAATACTGTCACAATTCGGAACGTACAGCGTATCCTTGTTCAAATCGTATATGGACTGCGTGCCGGGACTGTATATGACCGAAATGTATATCTGACAACGGTTGCTATAATCTTTCAACACAATAAAGTTCTGCGCCGACACCGCGATAGCTTTCAAGTCACCCTTTCTTTTCTCGTTTGACAGTTCGAGCCATTCAGAAAGGGGCTTATCTTCAATATTAAATTCAATGCAGAACTTCGGAAGCGTATCGTCCGTCATATCGAAAGAGAAAAGGCTAACCTTTGTTTCCGAATTCATTGCGTAGGTGCCGTTTTTCTTATCGAGTGAAAGGTACTTGGCAAATTCAGCTTGCAAGCTATCGTCATTGTCTGTACAGCCAGCAAATAAGAGTGTAAGAGTAGCCGACAGCACAGCAAAAGCAACAATTAACAATTTCTTAAACATAGATTTCATACTTTTTACCCCCGTTAAAAATTAGTAGCCGACAATGGCTTGAGTATTTATACCTTGCCCATTCAACATTCCTATCGTTCTGGCAAGTAAAAACGTCTTCTGGTTCTCGTTCATTACATTGTAGAGCTTTGTGAAGTCTATAAAATTCTTTTCCGAGAGCAGTGAGCCGAACTCGCTAACAAACTTTTCGGCAATATCATAAGCAGGTCGTTCCGTAAGGGACGACTTTTTTTCTTGCACTTCGTGACCCAAAAGGAAGTCAACCGATACACCAAAGTAGTCCGACAGCTTAACAAGTGCATCTACCGAGGGGCGTGCCTTTCCGCTTTTCCACGCCTGAATGCTTGCATTCGATAAATTAGCCGACGATTCTAACTGGCGGGCGGAAAGTCCGCGTTGTGTCATAAGTTCAATAATGATTTCAGTTGCTTTATCCATAGTAATTCTCCTAAAAAAATAATTTAGAAAATTTCCTGCAAAAATAGTTGACAATGCAGGAAAGTTCCTATATAATGATAACCAAGGTTATCAAAAAAGACGATAACCAAAACCTACCACCCCCGAAAACGCAAAGTGGGGGCAGTTTATTGGCAAGTAGGCTTTTTTGATAATTCTTTGTAGCGAAAGTATTTTACCACAAAAGTCCCTACTTGTCAATAACCGATAGGTTATCAAAAGCACATTTTAAAGGAGGAAGTTCAAAAAAATGGCTGTTTCCGACAGACTTAAAACAGCAAGAGAAAAGAAAGGCTTAACTCAAAGAGAAGTAGCCAGAGCAATAGGTGTTTCTCAGCCTGCTTACTGCAATTTTGAGAGCGGTTACAAAGTACCTTCTCTTGTGATAGCGAAATCTATTTCAAATGTGCTTGGGGTAAGCATTGATTATCTCGCCGAGAACGACTAAGCGCGGTAATCAAAAGAAACTATTAAAAGGATTGACAATATGGGGATTAAAACTAAACACCACGAAAGTATCACTTACCGTCTTTATGACGAGCTGAAAAATCACGTCGGCAAGGAAAATGCCATCAGCGCAAAAGATTTGAGCGCAATGTTTGGTATGTCTAAACGCACGCTGCGTGTACACATTCGGGAAATCCGCAATAGCGGTGAACTCGAAAAGGTTATAGGCTCGTATGAAGGCGGTTATTATGTTTGCACGAAAGAAGAATCGGACACCGTAACTACGCATTTGTACAAGCATGTGTTTAACCTTTTAAAAACCATTCGCACTATGGACAAAAAGGCTGGGCGCGACGGTCAAATGAAAATCAAGCTCGGCGAATTCTTCAAAGACACTTACGAACCGTTTATGGAAAATGACATTGACGACGAGGTGCCGAAGTCTGGAACGGGGGTTTAGTTGCAATGGAAGGAAACTTATGCTGGAACTGCCAGCACATTGTAAACTGTGAACCCTCGGTGCGTCCTTGCAAAAAGGGCGAGTGTTGCAGTTTCTCTCCGCTTGAAAAGAACTTGACTTGTGCGAAGTTGGCTGAATATCTCGGAACAACCGAGCAGTACATAAAGACTTTAATTCGCCGCCACGGTCCTGACGAGATTGTCGAGAGAATGAAGAAAAAGGGAATTGACGTTAAATTTACCTATTCCGAACAGAACCTTAAATTTTACAAAGTTGCTACCGCTTGCGTATGATAGGACCCTTTGAAGAAAACTCAATACAATGCGTTGACGCATACGAAGCCATAAAGCGCATTCCCGATAAGAGTATTGACTGTATTTACACGGATATACCTTACCTGTATCAACAAGGCGGTAGTGGTAGCAGTGAACTTGGCGAGAGAACAGCCAAGAAACGGTTAAGGCTTATGGGGTACGACGATTCGCGCGCCGCTTTAAATGGAATGACTTACGGCGAAATGTTAAAGCAAGCCAAAAGGGGAGAACGCGAGCAAGAAGGACAGTCCATTGAAAATGGAATTGACTATGCAATTCTCGACGAATTCTGCCGAGTGCTCAAAAAGATAAATGTTTTCATTTGGTGCAGTAAGTTACAACTGCTCGACATAATGAAATACTTCATTGACCAAAAGGGCTGTTTGTTTGAACTCTTAACTTGGAACAAAACAAACCCTACGCCGCAGACAAATAACAGTTGGCTACCCGATATTGAATACTGCCTTTTCTTCCGCGAAAAGGGCGTACCACTCAATGACGGATATGAATTCAAAAGCAAGTGGTTTGTATCGGGCGCAAACAAGGGCGATAAAGATAAATTTGAGCACCCGACGATTAAACCGCTACCGCTCGTAACAAGGCATTTACAGCACGCTTGCGGGGGGGGGGGGGCACTCATATTTGACCCTTTCGCCGGGAGCGGTACAACCTGCGTAGCGGCAAAGAATTTAGGACTAAACTACTTGGGTTTTGAGATAGATCCCAAGTGGGCAAAGATAGCCAAAGACCGACTGAACAATATTTCGTCGGGCGGGCAAATATCATTATTCACTATTTGACAATATTTTTGGAGGAACATAAAAACCTATGGAAAACTTAAAAGACAAAACTAACAGAGCGTACATTTGCGGCGAAATCGACGGCGAACCTAAACTCTCTCACGAAGAACGCGGCGAAAAGTTTTACGAAATGACCGTAAAGGTACCGCGCCTTTCGGGGCAGACGGACAATTTGCCTGTTACGATTTCCGAAAGGCTTGTAAACCTTGAAACGTTACGGGGGGGGGCGCAGATTTGCGCGGTAGGGCAATTCCGCTCGTACAACAAAATCATAGACGGAAAAACAAGGCTCTGCCTTACATTCTTTGTGCGTGAACTTTTGGACGAGCCTACCAGTAAGAACCCGAACCAAATCATTCTTGCTGGTTATATCTGCAAGCCGCCCGTTTACCGCATTACACCGCTGAACCGTGAAATCGCAGACCTCTTAATTGCGGTCAACCGCTCTTACGGAAAATCAGATTACATACCCGCCATAGCGTGGGGCAGAAACGCGAACTTTGTTGATAAGCTCGAAGTCGGCGACAGAATAGTCGTAGTGGGGCGCATACAAAGCCGCGAATATCAGAAAGCAACTGACAGCGGAATCGAAAATCGCATCGCATACGAAGTGTCAATTTCTACACTCTATGCAGTTGACAGCGAAGAAGAAATGAACGAAGTCGTTGAAGAAATCTTAGAACATAACAATGGGGGACTGAATTGAAAAAGCCCAAGACCAAAAAAGCAACAACAAGATGCGTTGACCTTATGACAAAAACTTGCCCGACGTGTGGTAAGAAGTTTTGTCGCCTTAACTGGGCGGATTACGTCTATAAGGACGGTCAAAAGTGCTATTGCTGTTACACCTGTATGAGAACTGCGCAACGGAACGGGCAATATAAGCCGTCCGCTCTGCGGATCTCAAAACTCTAAAAAGGAACGAGAAGAAAACTTATGAACAAAACTAAAATCGACTGGTGCGATAGCACCGTAAACCCCGTAATGGGCTGTCCGAATGGCTGTAAATACTGCTATGGCAATGTTATGAATAAGCGTTTCCATTATGTAAAAAACTGGGCTTGCCCCGAATACAGACCCGAACAGTTAAAGAAACTTAAAAGCAAAAAGCCCAAGCGCATATTCATTGACAGCATGTCTGACATAGGCACTTGGAAGGACGAATGGCTTGAAGAAGTACTGCTCGCAATGCAGTTATTCCCTCAGCACAAGTACATAGCTTTAACCAAAACCGACATTGCCATATTCAACAAAAAGCAGGACGAATTCTGCAAGAAGTACGGAGGCAAACTTCCGCTCTTTATCGGAAAGACCATAACAATGCAGTCGCAGGTCGACGCGCTTGGTGAAGACGAGATAACGGACTTCCTTAGCATTGAGCCGATACTTGAACCGCTTGACTTGTCTTCGATTTTGGGTAGAACGCGTCAGCTTATAATCGGCGCGGAAACAGGCAACCGCAAAGGTAAGATTATTCCGCAAAAGGAATGGATAACCCGAATCGTTGAGCAAGCCGACAAGCGCGGAATAAGGGTCTTTATGAAAGGTAGCCTTCGCAAGATTATGGGCGACGATTTCAGACAAGATAGGTTGATTTGGGGGTAATGCTATGTATCAAGACAACCTTCTGCGTGAAATGATAGTTGACAACTTCGCTGGCGGCGGCGGCGCAAGCACGGGAATAGAACTTGCGCTCGGTGTGCCTGTTGACGTTGCGATAAACCACAACCCCGATGCAATAGCAATGCACGGAGTTAATCACCCTTACACGCAACACCTTATGGAAGACGTGTGGGGTGTAAACCCGAAAGAAATTACGCAAGGGCGATCCGTAGGTCTTATGTGGCTTTCGCCCGACTGCACCCACTTTTCCAAAGCGAAAGGTAATACGCCCGTCAAGAAGAATATACGCGGTCTTGCGTGGATTGCGCTCAAATGGGCTGGAATGGTCCGTCCCCGTGTAATCATTCTTGAAAACGTCGAAGAATTTACGACTTGGGGACCCTTAAAGCCTATTCGCGTAAATGGACGCTGTGTAAAAGAAATCATAAAAGTGGGAGGCAAAACTAAGTACATAACCGCCGAAAAAGGCGAAGTGCTTTCGGCAGAACAGCAGCAGTTTGAACCCGATAAAAAACGCGCCGGGCAGACATTCAACAGATTTGTTGAGCAACTGCGCGCGCTCGGTTACGAAGTCGAATGGAAAGTGCTTAAAGCCTGCGATTACGGCGCGCCCACAATAAGAAAGCGTTTCTACCTTATTGCTCGTTGCGACAAAAAGCCTATCGTGTGGCCCGCGCCTACACACGGCGAGAGTGAGGGCTTAGAGCCTTACAGAACAGCCGCCGACTGTATTAACTGGCTGCTAAAATGTCCCTCAATTTTCGACAGAAAGAAAGGGCTTGCGGTCAACACATTGCGCAGAATCGCGCGCGGACTTGATAAGTTTGTAATTAAAAGCCCTCAGCCGTTCATTATGGAAATGAACTACTCGAATACGGCGCAAGACCCGAACAAGCCTATGTCGACGCAAACTTCGGCAAATCACCATTACCTTATCGAACCCAAGTTTGCGGCTAAATATCTGGCGAAACATTTCAGCGGTGAGCACCAGAAAGGGGCAGACATAAACGAACCTGCTCCGACTGTAACGGGGGTTGACCATAATGCGCTGGTTTCTGTCAACCTTTCAAGCAGATACGGCGACGGCGCAGACGGAAGGGGTAGCAGTATGAGTGAACCCGCACCCACTGTTACGGGCACAAATCACGAACACCTTATGACGGCAAATATCGTGCACTATTACGGCGGCGCAGACCACGCAAGCAGTCCCGATAAACCACTGCCGACAGTAACGGTTGAGCCTCGTCACTATCTCGTCGAACAGCATTTATGTGTATTGCGTAATCACATGGGATGCTCTGATTTGAGAGAGCAATTCCCTACGGTAACAGCGAAAGGACACGAAGTATTAGTAAGCACTTATCTGCAGAAAGTTGGCGATACGAAAAATCTCGGAAAGTGGAACGAGGTCCGCGAATTACTGAACAACTATGCAGGTTACAACATAGCCGAGGACGAACTTCTCATTTTTGAAATCAATGGCGTACAGTATTTTATTTCCGACGTTGGAATGAGAATGCTTGAACCCGAAGAACTGAAACTCACCCAAGGCTTCCCCGCTGATTACTGCATTGACATAGAAAGTAAAATCGGCAAAGCGTACAACAAATCCAAACAAATTGCAAGGCTCGGAAATGCGGTATGTCCGCCCGTTGCTACGGCTCTCGTTAAAGCGAATGTACCTGAACTTGCGGTAGTTGATAACAATATACCGACAATGAAAGACCTTAATCTGGAATTCGATAAAACCGCGTCGGCGCAGGGAAAGCGCAAGAAAAAGGTGGCTGCGTGATTATACAAGGCGAAGCTCTTGAAAAACTTAAAACTATACCGTCAAACAGCGTTGATTGCTGTGTAACCTCACCGCCATACTTTCAGTTGAGAGATTACGGCGTAGAGGGGCAAATCGGGCTTGAAAAGACGGTTGACGAGTACATAGAAAAGCTCGTTGATATATTCCGCGAAGTTCGGCGCGTTTTAAAGTCTGACGGCACATTATGGGTCAACATAGCGGACAGTTACGCGGGTAGCGGAAAAGGTAAAGGACAAACGACTCCGCTTGCAAAGATACAAGCAACAAACAAAGGCATTCTCGGAACACATAAGCACGAACTTATAAAGCCTTCTTCTCTTGGAATGAAACCGAAAGACTTAATGGGTATTCCTTGGTTGCTTGCTCTTGCACTAAGGGCGGACGGCTGGTATTTACGGCAGGACATAATTTGGCACAAACCAAACCCTATGCCTGAAAGCGTTACGGACCGCTGTACCAAATCGCACGAATACATTTTCTTGCTTTCAAAATCGGCGCATTACTACTTCGATTACAAGGCTATTGAAGAACCAGTTGTTGACTATACGTCAAAACGTTTTAAAGAGCCGACGGAACAGACTGGTGAAAAATTACCTCGATACGGCGGTAAGAAATACACCGAGAACCCCGATAAGTTTTACAGAACAAAGAGTGGACACGCTTACGATTTCAGACCCACACGGCGCAAACGCGACGTTTGGGACGTAACCACTAAACCATTCAAAGGTGCACACTTCGCAACATTCCCGAAAGACTTAATCAAACCCTGCATTCTTGCGGGCAGTAGAGTGGGCGGAACGGTGCTTGACCCGTTTGCAGGCAGTGGGACTACTGGCGAAGTAGCAAAGGAAAACGGCAGAGATTTCATTCTCATAGAACTTTCCCCCGAATACATTCCCATTATCAAAAAGAGAGTCGCGGGGGGGGGGGGGACACAGATTAACCTCTTTAATCAGGGTGCCGATAGCGGCATAAAATAAAAACTTTCAAGTGAGCAAAACAATGTTTCAAATAATTTTTGTAAAAATAATCAAGCAGCCCACCATTAAGATTAAAACAAGAAGAAAGCCTATCAGTAGTGCGGTATATACCGCCATTGAAGCAAGGCACAAGAGCCTTGATTATATAGCTAACCAAGCACCGCATAGAGCCTTTGAGCACTTTTCAAAGGGTGGACTTTCAACCGAATGGTGGGATGAATTCTGGCACAATTACGGACTTATGGAAGCCGAAAGCACTGGAATTGCGTGTCAGGTAAAGAAATGGAAAAGGTAGTTGAAGAATTAAAAATCAAATATAAGTCGCCCGAATGGTACGCGCTTCGCACAAAAGGGATAGGCGGTAGCGACGCGGCGGCGGTTCTTGGGTTAAGCCCTTGGAAAAAGAACACAGACCTTTGGAAAGAAAAGGTTGGCTTGGTGCAGTCGTCATTTAAAACCAACAAACGAATGGAAGAAGGTTCTTTGGCGGAAGACCCTATTGCACAGTTATTCGCTATTGAGCATGCGGACGAATATGAATTCGTTGACTATAAGGACACAGTATTCAAACGCGGACACCGATTCGCATCGGTTGACGGTGGGCTTATTGAAAAAGCCACCGGGCGCAAGGGTGGACTTGAAATCAAGCATACTGAGCCGAACAGCCGAAAGGCTTGGGAGCAGTGGGACGACAAAATACCAGACTACTATTACTGTCAAATACTTCATTATCTGAGTACGACAGGCTGGGACTTTTACATATTAAAGGTGCGCTTTAAAAGTTATTCGCTCGACGAGAATGGCAAGAAAAAACTTGTTATCACGGAACGAGAATATAAGTTTGAACGCAGTGAAGAAGAAAGTATCAAAGTGCTTGAAAAGGCGGAAGACGAATTCTGGCAATATGTGATAGCAAAAAAAGAACCGCCCCTTAAATTACCCCCGATTTAAAAAAAAATAATTAAAAATTATTAAGGAGATATTTCTATGTCACAACTCGAACTTATCTTAAAGGACGACGTGAGCAAGCTCATTCCCGCAATGATAGCTTGGAACAACAAAGAGCTTATGGCTCAGGTAAACGAAATTCTGCCCCGTTATCTGAACGCAGAATACGGCGACGATATTTCGCAGGCAAAGGAAGACAGAACCGCGTTGAACAATTTCATTAAGACTTTGAATTCAAAGCGTTTAGAGATTAAGAAAGTCTATACCGCGCCGCTTGATAAGTTTACCGAAGAAGTAAACGAAGTAATTGCGGCGGTAACGAAAGCTACCGACAGAATCGGCGAAATAATCACAACCGCCGAAAACAAGGTAAAAGCAGAAAAGAAAGCCGAGATAGTTAAGTACTTTAACGAAGTTATCGGCGACCTTGCAGACCTCGTTCCTTACGAAAAAATCGAAGACACCAAGTGGTATAACGCTACTTCAAAAATCAAGGCAGTAACAAAGGCTATCGACAAAAAAATAGCGAAGATCCGCGAGGACTTAACGGTCATTGATTCGCTCGGCGCGAACGATACGGACGGCTTGAAACTTTTCTATTTCCGCACCTTAAATCTGGCGCAGACGATAGAAGAAAACAAAAGGCTTAAAGCTGACCGCGCTAAGGTTGCGGAACTGAATGCGGCACAGAAAACAGCAACGAGCGACGGCGAAGAAGAAACCGAAATCACCATTCGTTTTGAAGTTAAGGGTTCGGCGGAAGACTTCCAGAAACTGGCTGCATTCCTCAATGAAAACAACATTGAGTACAGAAAAATCGAAGACTAAAAATTAAGGAGAATAAATCATTATGGCAGGTAAGAACACTTTAACAAGTCTTCAACAGCAACCCGCCCCGCAGGAACAGCCCAAGCGTTTCTCGGCGTGGTTGCAGAAGGTTGAAAACAAGAACTCTATCGTTTCAATGATAGGTAACGAGAACGAGGCGGGAAAGTTTATAAGTAGCATTTCCTCGGCAGTAGCGGTCAATCCCCAGTTGCAGAAATGCGACTTCCCGACGGTTGTAAGCGCAGGACTTTTGGCAAACGCCTTAAAGCTCTCTATGTCGCCTTCTATCGGGCACTGCTACATATTACCTTTCGAGGACAAGAAGAATGACCGCACGGTTGCAACTTTCGTCCTTGGCTGGAAAGGTTATGTACAGCTTGCGGAAAGGTCGGGCTATTACGAGCAGTTAAACGTCGTTGAAATCAAAGAGGGCGAAGTCGTAAAAATCGACAACATAAACGAAGTTTATGAATTCAGACCCATTGAAGACGACGAACAGCGCGAGAAGACTCCCACAGTCGGCTATTACGCATTCTTCCGTTACAACGCAGCGCACGGCGGTTTCTTCAAGGCTATCTACTGGTCAAAGAAGAAAATGTTACAGCACGCTGCAAGATACAGCAAGGCATTCAAGCTCGACGCGGTTAAGTCAAACAACCCCAAGGTTGCGCGTGTATCATATGAAGACTACCTTGCAGGTAAATATCCGCCCGAAGACGCTTGGAAGTACAGCTCTTTCTGGTACGTTGATTTCGACGGAATGGCGAGAAAGACTATGATTCGCCAGCTTATCGGTAAATGGGGCGTAATGTCCGTTGACTTCCAGAAAGCATACGAATCGGACGGCGGTTTCAGAGAAGAACTTTCACCCGACGCGCCTATTCATTATTCCGACAGCAGAAACGAGAACGAAGAAAGCCTTGGCGACGTTATCGTTATCGACGGCGAACCCAACGACGAAGAAATCGCGGCTATGGCTGAGAGAGCAGGCGTTGACAACGAAGACGAAGAAAGTGGTTCGGAAACCGACGGCGCAGAGCAGTCCCCGGCGAAAGGCAAGAAAACAGGCAAATCTACCAAAGGTCAGCAGACCGTTGAAGATGCCTTTTTCAACAAGAAGAACTAATCAACAACTAAGCGTTTAAATGCCCCTTTACGACACGAAGGGTTTTGGCGGGTAAATAGTCGCGGTCCGCTGAAAAACGCGAAAAAGGGGCATTTCCCGCGACCAAATAACGAATTTTGAGGTGTGTATGGCACACGGAAACGAGATTAACAACAAAAGGTACTACTGGTTAAAGCTCGACAGACACTTTTTCCGCGACGCGCGCATTAAGAAGTTGCGCCGTATTGCAGGCGGAGATACATACACGATTATCTACTTGAAACTTATGCTTTTAAGTATTGAGTGTAACGGATATTTAATCTACGAGGGAATCGAAGAAACGTTTGAAGCTGAAATGGCTAACAAGCTGGACGAAGACGAAGAAAACGTTCGCGTAACGATAAATTATCTTCGGATACAAGGGCTTTTAATTGAAAAAAATGACGGCGACGGGTTCTTGCCGCAAGCCGCAGGTTCAATCGGAAGTGAAACATATAACAACGTTTATAAGCGAAGACAGAAACAAAATGCTGAACTTGGAACAGGGGACGGGTTGGAAAAATTACAACCAAATTCAAACCAAATTCCAATAGAGGCAGATAGAGATGCAGATGAAGATATAGATATTATCCCCCCCGCGCCCGCGCGTATAGGCGACGAGATTGTGGGAATGAAAGAGTTTTGCGAAAGGTTCAACATAACAGTTGACGGGTATGACGGTACAGTTTCAGATATAGACTTTACCTTACTTGCTCAATTCTATGAAGACAGCAAAACATTCTTACAGGACAGACCTTTCGCAAAAAACCTTGGGTGGATTTGTAAGAACTATAAGAAAATTCTTACAGGTTATTATAACGACTTTAAAGAGAACCCTTCCACGAAGAAAGGTAAAGGTGCAGCGCGAGAGCGTGGTACTGATATATTAAAAAACCTATTTAACCAAGCCGCCGCAGAAGAAGATGCGGACGACGACGGTACAGAAAACAACGATGGCAAACCTTAAAAAAACAGATATTCCTCAGCTCATAATGCTCATAAGAACAAACTTTGAGAATGCGTACAATTTTCAAAGCGAAGAAGAAGGCAGGTTGCTTATTGCTTACTGGTACGACACTTTGAAAGATTACCCGCGAGAGGTAGTATTCCAATCTGTCAGTAATGCAATAAAAACGTCCGACTTTGCACCCAAAATAAAGAACATTCTTGACGAGGTGGATAAGCTCGTAAACGCGAACAAAAAGACCGACGAAGAACTTTGGGCAGAGTTAGTAAGCGTATTGTATGAAACTCACGACGCAAGCTGTGATTTGAGGTACGGCGACGAAAGCTATCGGCGCGGAACGGCAAAGTTGAGTAAAATCTGGTCCGAGCTGTCGGAAGAAATTAAAGCCTATTGTGTAAACATATCGGGGTTGAGAGAAATTGCGGCAATGGACAACGAAAGCAGGGTATTTGAAAAGGGCAGATTTTTAAAAGCAATGCCCCGTATAAAAGAAACCTTAAAGAACAGACAAGCATCGGAACAGTTTTTGAAACTGGCAGGTGCAAACGGTTTAACCTTACTGCTCGGAAATAAAAAGGACGAAAGTTAATGAATATCGGTTTATTCGACGTTGATAGTCATAACTTCCCGAACCTGCCCTTAATGAAAATATCAGCGTGGCACAAGGCGCGTGGCGATTCGGTAGAGTTTGTATTGCCTTTAAAACATTACGACAAAATCTATGTCAGCAAGGTTTTTGGCGACGAGTATTCGGAAATGCCGATTTCCTGCTTACAAGCCGACGAAATAGTTTACGGCGGAACTGGTTTTGCAATAACGGTTGAGAACGGAAAAGAAGTTTACCATAAAGACCGCGACCCCGTGCTACCCGACGAGATAGAACACATTTACCCCGATTACAGTCTATACCCCGAACTCACTAAGGATACCGCTTACGGCTTTCTTACACGGGGTTGCTGTAACAACTGTGACTTCTGCATTGTGAGCAAGAAAGAGGGAATATGCAGTCAAAAGGTTGCTGATTTGTCAGAGTTTTGGAAAGGGCAGAAAAATATTGAACTGCTTGACGCAAACCTGCTTGCTTGCAAAGACCGAATGGAACTTCTGCAACAGCTCGCAGATAGTAAGGCGAACGTGAATTTCAACCAAGGACTCGATGCGAGATTTATTACGCGAGAAGTTGCCGACCTCTTAAAAAAGATTAAGGCAAAGCGGACGCACTTCGCTTTCGACTTTATGAAAAACGAAAAGGCAATCATTAAAGGTCTTTCGGTTTACAAAGAGATTGTTGGTGGTGGCGACAGTAAGCAAATCGTTTACATACTAACAAATTTCAACACAACGATAGAGCAAGACCTTTACCGTGTGCAAGCTGTGAGAAAACTGGGTTTTTTGCCCGACATAAGAATTTACCGCAAAAATACCGCCCCGCAAATCATAAGAGATTTGCAACGGTGGTGCAACAACAGAATTCTATTCCGAACTTGCGAATTCATGGACTATGTGCCGCGCAAGGACGGAAAAACAATAAGGGAAATTTACTTTAACAAGGAGAATTTATGAAAGTAATCACAGGGAATGTAACAACATGTAATGGCTGTCTTACAGCAATGGAATTTGACGAGTCGGATATTATCCCAGCAATAAAGTGTCCTACCTGCAGTAAGCTCATAGAGGTAAACCATCCACTACCCGCTATTGCCATAGACCTTAACAGTAAGAGTTGGGACGAGATTATTGAGATTTTAAAAACTAAGAGTGGAAAGGCTTTAGGTTTAGGCGCAAAAAAGAATATTACCTTAAAAAACGGTGAGTTTTATACGGTACAAATTACTCACAGAAAAGACAACGCGGTTATTCTTAATCTTTTAGATTTGTATGGTACAAACGACGGCGACGGGCGAATTGCAATGAACAAAAGTTGTACCACTAAAGGGGGATATGCAAAGACACTTGCTCGCAAGTGGCTCAACGAAGACTTCCTTGCGTTGCTACCCGACGACCTTGCAAAATACATAATTCCGACCAAAATTGACGTAGGCAACGGAGAATTCTTGGAAGACAAAGTATTCATTCCGTCGGAGTTTGAATTGCACGGCAGAAAGATTCATGCAATGTACGAGGAGGGCGAACAGTTTGAACTCTATAAAGAGGACTGGCGCAACCGCATTGCGGGTTGCCGTGACGGAGAGTACGGCAGATGGCAGTGGACTCGCTCGGTTGCCTCGGCTGAGTACTTCTGCAGTGTGGACGGCAATGGCTATGCGTACTACGACGGCGCGGACGGCGGTTACTGCCTTCGCCCCCATTTCCAAATCGGTATCTAAAATCTCACACCCTTGCGGTGTGAGAGAAAACACAAAAAAGAGAGGAATTTATGCCTATTAAAAATTACACGACAAAAGTCAGCGCATACAAAACAATCAGCGAAATAAGCGGAATTTTAGCAGAGCACGGCGCAAGGCGCGTTGCTCACGATTACGACAACGGAAAGGTCGTTGCCGTTTGCTTTGAAATCGACACGCCGTTTGGGGTACAGGCTGTGCGCTTGCCCGCGAATGTCGAAAAGGTCTTGCTGGTATTACAGAAACAAAAGGTGTCAGGTGCGAACTATGCACAGGCGGAAATGACAGCGTGGCGAATTGTAAAAGACTGGATCGACGCTCAAATGGCAATTCTCGAAAGCGAAATGGTTACAATGAGCGAGATTTTCTTCCCCTACATGCTTAATAACCTTGCGACTGGCGAAACTGTGTACCAGCTTTTCGTAAACAAACAACTGCGGTTGGGGGACGGCACGAATGGTTGACGGACTTTTCAGAGGAAAAAGAGAAGATAACGGCGAATGGGTTTATGGCTATTATGGTCAGTTTCATAACAGACCTAAACTGCAAAAGCCGAACTCGCACCAAATATTTGAACCGTCCGAACACGCCTATATAGGTGGAAGTTATATCGGTGGTTTCTGGCGCATTGTTAAGCCTGAAACCGTCGGCAGAGTACTAAAAATTAAAAATATACAATACTGCGAGGGTGATATTGTCGAAGTAAGCGTGTCTATACACGGTAAGAAGATATGCGGACGGGTTATGTTTGGTAGTTTCTTTGAAAGCAACGAAGATAGTTACACGGGTTTCTATATTAACTGGTGCACCAAAGACTACAAGTTACACAAAAAATCTATTAACTACTGGACACAATTTGAAGACTTTAAAATTATCGGCAATATACACGATAACCCCGAACTTTTAAGAGAGGACTAACGCTATGGAATGGAAAAAGAAAGACGACGGTAGTTACGAGGCGAAAGGTAAGAAAGGCACATTTGTGATTTGGAAAGAGCGTAGCAGATGGGAAGTGCGTTATACGGCCAGCGTTGGTTATAACACATTCGCTTTTCATAAAGAAACGCTTAAAGATGCAAAAGCCGCTTGCGAAAGAAACTTCTACTGGGAGAAAGTGGTCTAATGAAATGCGCCAACGAGCGGTGCTCAGAATATAAAAAAGGTTGCAACTTCGGCAGTACCGAGTGCGATTACTTTAAGTTTCCGCCGATAGGCGAGAGTACAAAAAAATCAAAGGCTGCACCTAAAAAGGTTGCAGGGCAGAGAGTAACCGAGGATGAAGTTCAGGAAGCGGTAATTCAGTATTGTCAGCTCTGCAAAATCACAGTCGTACATATCCCAAACGAAGGACAGAGGTCGAAGTCTTATGGCGGCAGACTTAAAAAGCTCGGAATGCGTCCGGGTTTCCCCGACTTGAGCTTTCCTACACCGCTTAATGGCTACCACGGACTTTATATTGAACTAAAAAGGGACGAGAAAGCCAAGCCAACACCCGAACAACTTGAATGGATAGAATATCTGAACAAGCAAGGCTATTACGCTACGGTTTGCCACGGCGTAGCCCAAGCAATAAAAGTTATCAATAAATATTTCAAGGTAAATAGCAATTTATGATTACTTTAACCAAGAACGCAAACGGAAAAATCGAACTTACCGAAGAAGAATTTCAAAATCTTATACTTGCGATTAAGGACGAACTTTTTAACGCAGTAACGGAAGAATTACAAAAGGAAATCGTTAAGGATAGCCAAAAATATATCCCGCATATTAAACCAAAGGTAATGGGGTTAGATATGGAAATTGAGCCAAGAACACCAAGACCGTTTGAGTATTACGGGATTAGAATAGTTGAACCTTGTGTAATTCCTACACGCTTTGAAATGGTAAGTAATGAGCCAAAATTCAAAGTTGGCGAACACGTTTACATACTGCGTCGCATGAACGATTCAAAGGTCATTTCAAGCGAGAAGATAAGACAGGTTCACGCAGGCAAACGCGCAATTTCCTACACGCTTTACGGCGAAACAATACGACGCAAGCAGGCTGATATTTTTAAAACCTACGAAGATGCGGAGAGAGAATTGAAGGGAGAAACAACATTATGAAAACTTGCGAATACACACAAACAGAGATACTTGAAAAGGACTTAGGTTCTACTTGGAAATGCTCGGCGTGCGGAACGGTAGAAGTTCACGCAGGGCGGACAATGCCCTACAAATACTGTCCTTATTGTGCAGCCGAGATAATCAAATTCCATAAGTTTGAATCCGTAAAAGCAAAATTGAACGATAAAGACCCTGTAACAGTCGAGGCGGCTATTTTGTGGTTTATGCGGTTATTCCCCGGCAGTTTCATTAACTCGTCAAATGAGCTGATACTGGACCGTGACTCAAACACCTATTTTGGATTAAGTTCCATAACGAGCCTAACTACACTGCGGTGCAAAATTATAGAGCAGATTTCCCGCGCGGCAAGTAAGTCCGAACCTTACGGAAACCGCAGCAAGAAAAGCATAGAGAAGAATATTGCTTTTCAAACCAGAATGCGCGAAGGGATCAACCAGTACTTAGGGACGAAATTCACTCAGGAAGAATGGTTGTACATATACACCTATCTCGGCAACGGAATCAACCGCCCGCTTTGCGAAAAGTTTGTCGATAGCGGCTACGACATAAATGTCATACGGAGAGTAAAGGGTAATACCTAATGGCTAACAAATTTAACTTAGACAGAAAAAAGCGAAAGCTCAAACGGCTTTCTATGAGAAGGAATTTTGATACCGTACTTCTTGATAACGGAAAGGTTAAAGAGTATTGCGGCGAGAGAACGAATGCTTTGATTATCTACAAACACAAGTCAAAGCAATTCGTGAATTTGATAGGAAAGGCAGGCAATGAACGTATTTTCAATTCTCGGACTTATTATGGCGAGCCTGATACTGGGCGTTCTAATATGTCTTTTGGCGTTACTGATACTTGATAGTCAACTCAAAGACATTCAAAAAAAGCAACGTCAAGTGAACGACATTGAGTGGCATTACCGCCACGGTACCCCGATGGAAGAAATACTAAAAATGCCTATGCCTAAAAAGTTAAAACGAAAACTACTAAAAATTTATAAGAGCGATAGATAGGAAGCAGAATGTTTATACTCGGAAATCATATTTATTCGGACGGAATATTTGATAATTTCAGATTCCCCGAACAGCGCAAATCAAGACCTTATACCAAAGGTCCTCACATTGCAAAAATTAAGAACAAACGCCATAAGCGGAACAAGGTTGCTCGACAGACCCGAAAAAAGCAAAGGAAGGCAAGAAAGTGAAAGTATCACAAAAAGTTAAAGATATTGCAAATCGCATTGCTAAAAACGCAGAAAAGCAAAAGGAATTAAATTTAAAACTTAATACCGAGCTTGAAAAAATGGGTGTCGATTTGGGCGATGACAGAATCATAGAGGTAATTGCTTACTTGGAAGGTGACTGCTCGGCGGACGAACTTATCGGGTATTTAGAGGAATTGTAAGGTGAAAGTTTTATCGGTAATAGTTGACGAGATTCCAACTACCTGTACAGGATGCGATTTTGCCTATCATAGAAAGGTAAACGAACTTGATAAAGATAGTGATTTAATCTATGGTTGTTGCTTAACAGGTAGGGAAACCGCGCTACCGAACGACAATGGGCGCGAATTCGATTGCCCATTAGTACTGGAAACAAAAAAGCAAAGAAAGAGCCGACTTTATAGAGGTAGAAAGTGAAAGCGATTTTAATAGCAATTCAACCCAAGTGGGTAGAACTTATATTACGCGGTTTAAAGACCGTTGAGATCCGCAAAAGAATACCGCACATTAACGGACCTTTTAAGGTTTACATTTACGTTACGAGCAGTAAGTTTGATATTACTCTCTGCGACGATTTGAGCGCAGCCAGCGTAATTCTTACAAACAAGGCTCGCGGAAAGGTTGTTGGCGAATTTATTTGCGACAAAACAATTCTTTATGGCGAGTGCGGTTTTGAAGCTATCGCAAGGGGTGGCAGTTGTCTTACCGAGAGCGAGGCGCGTGCATACGGCAAAGAAGATTATCTTTACGGCTTGCATATTTCCGAACTTACTGTTTACGAACAGCCGAAAGAACTTAACGAATTTGAATTCCTGTGCAAAAACGGAAAGACAGACTATAACACAGACATTTATTGCAAAGGCTGTCGCTACGCATATCAGGGAACTTCAACCAAAGAAGTTTACTGCGATAGGACGGTGCTTACTGCGCCCCAAAGTTGGTTTTATGTGAGGGACTTAGCAGCATGAGAATGGGTAGTTTATTTGACGGCGCAGGAACGTGTTGTTTCGCGGCAGAGCTTTGTGGAATTCAGCCAGTATGGAGTTCAGAAATAGAAAAATTTCCACTCGAAGTAACAGCAAAGAGATTCCCCAAGGTTAAACAGCTTGGTGATATTACAAAGATTAACGGTGCAGAAATAGAACCTGTTGACATTATAACTTTTGGCTCACCCTGTCAAGACCTTTCAATAGCAGGTAAGCGTGAAGGGTTAGATGGTGAGCGGTCAGGGCTTTTTATGGAAGCCATAAGAATTATTAAGGAGATGCGAAATGCAACAGCAAATGAGTTTCCTCGATTCGTCGTTTGGGAAAACGTCCCCGGCGCATACAGTTCAAACCAAGGTGAAGACTTCCGAACAGTCCTTGAAGAAATCGTCAAAGTTAAAGACAGTTCAGCCGCTATTCCTCGACCTTTGCGGTGGGGGGGGTAAATCTTCTTGCTGGAACGGAGCAGGGTACATACTGGGTCGAGGGTATTCCGTCGCGTGGCGAACGCTCGACGCTCAATTTTGGGGAGTACCCCAACGTCGTAGAAGAATCTACCTTGTCGCAGATTTTAGAGGAGAACGTGCCGACAAAATATTATTTGAGCGAAACGGCTTGTCGCGGAGTTTTAAAGCGGTCAGCCAAACGTGGAAAGGAACTGCCGACACTTCTGAAAGTTGCGCTCATAATTCAGGGCAATGTTTCGACGCAAGAGGCAATGGAAATGGGACTGTTGCACCAACCTTAACGGGTGACCACGAAAACCGCATCACAGATTATACCGCAGTGGTTTGTTGCTATGACTTTCCGCGTAGGGACGGTGCAAGGGAATACGGCGAAATCTCACCCACAATTCTCGGAATGGCTGGCACTGGCGGAAATAACTTGCCTTGTGTGCTCGTTTACAACGAAGAAACTATTACAAGCAAAACAAACGCAAGCAACCCCAAGAACGGCGACCCCTGTTTCACATTATGTGCCACAGGTGCGGCGCGGGCAATGTTAGTTGTGGGTGCAGATATGTACAACCAAACCATAACTGGTGATAAGAGTTTAACGCTACGCGCCATTAAGTGTGATTCGGACCATATACCCTGTGTAATCGTTTATTGCCTGCAAGGAAATGGCATAGACCGCACAGACAAATCTGGCTGTAACGGGAAAGGCGTAATTGAGGGTATGAGTTACACACTCAATACTACTGACCGCCACGCGGTTTGTATTTGCAAGGAAGATTTAGAAAAAGCGAAGATAGTAAATCTTATTGTCCGCCGCCTTACGCCAACAGAATGCGCGCGACTACAAGGGATGCCTGACTGGTGGGCGAAAGATATTAAACACAATGATTCCCCCGAATACAAAATGTGGGGCAACGGAATGGCTTTGCCGAACATTCTCTATGTTATGGAAGGCTTAAAAGAATTTGCAGAGGAAGCAGCTTGAAATTCGATATTGACACAATACAATGCGTTGACAGTTATCTCGCAATAAAGGATTTACCAGATAAAAGCGTCGACCTCATAGTAACAGATCCGCCGTATGAACAAAGCGTAAATCATAGCGCAGGCAAGTTCGGCGAAAAGAAAAATCTACACTATGAGCAATACGTTGAAATATCTGACGGCTTTAAGGCGGAAATACTCGACGAGTTTGTAAGGGTCTTAAAACGAATAAATCTGTATATTTGGTGCAGCAAAAGCCAAATTCCAGCACTACTGCAGTACTTTGTGGGCAAGCGGAAATGTAACTGGAATTTAATCACTTGGCACAAAACAAACGTCTGCCCGACTTGCAATAACAAGTATATGAATGATACGGAATACTGCCTTTTCTTCCGCGAAAAGGGTGTACCGTTGTTTGGTAATTCGGAAAGCAAAAAAACATTCTATGTTACGACAATGAATGTGAATGATAAGAAGAAGTTCGACCATAGCACGATAAAACCAGTACATATCATTCAAAACTTTATATTAAACAGCAGTAGCGAAGGCGATTTGGTATTCGACCCTTTTATCGGTAGCGGAACGACAGCTGTCGCAAGCCGAAATCTAAAAAGGCACTATCTGGGCTTTGAAATCTCGGAAAGGTGGCACAAGGTAGCAACCGATAGACTTAACAATATCCAAGCAGGCGGACAACTTAGTTTATTTACGGAGTAAAAGTATGGGAAATAAAGTAACAATAGAATTAACGCTTACGGAAGAAACGCTTGTAAAACTCGTACACGAATCAACAAATATCAAACTTGACGAAGTTGAAAATCTTATTATGGACGAGATTTTAGCAAGCCTTAGCGATAAGGACGCAAAACTCATTGAAAACAACATAAAGCCCGACGGTGAGTGGGCGCGCGGTGTTTGGTGGACCGTCCAAAGAATAAAGGCAGCTATACTCTCTCTTAAAAAAGAGGGCGAAAAATAATGAGCGAAATTCAACTGCATCTCGGCGATTGCCTTGAAGTAATGAAAGGCATTCCCGATAAATCTATTGATATGATTCTCTGCGATTTGCCCTATGGTACAACCCAAAACAAAAAGGACAAGCGCATTGATTTAAAGGCTCTCTGGAAAGAGTATAGGCGCATTATTAAGGACAATGGCTGCATAGCTTTATTCGCCCAAGGGAAGTTTTACATAGACCTTGCAATGAGTAATTACAAGTGGTTCAGATACGACTTGATATGGGATAAGAAGTTGACGAGTGGTTTCCTTAACGCAAAGCGTATGCCTATGCGTCGCCACGAACAGGTTGCAATATTTTATAAGAAACCGCCCGTGTACAATCCGCAATTCACCAAGGGACAGCCCCTGCACAGTAAAGGCACCAAGTATAAGACCAAAGTACAGACCAACAACAACTACGGTAAATACGGTGCGCCCGCGAACGATAGGGCAGGTTCAACCGATAAATACCCGACAAGCATTCTGGAAGTCGCAAAGCCGCACCCCAGCACGGCGCAACACTCAACAGAAAAGCCCGTAGCACTCTGTGAATGGCTCATAAAGACCTACACCAACAAGGGAATGACAGTGCTCGACAACTGTATGGGAAGTGGCTCAGCGGGCGTAGCGGCGCGGAATACAGGCAGAAACTTTATCGGCATTGATAAAGACCCTGAAAGCTACAACAAAGCAAAAGAGAGAATAGAGGTAAGGTATAGTGAACAACAGCGAATCGAAGATGCTTATAACTGATAAAAACGGCAACACGCAAGAAATCGGCGCGTTAATGACAATCAATACGGTACCGCTTTTTATGGGGGTTGATTTGGGGACAGGTCCCGATAGAACTGGGTGCGGATTCGTTTATCCGAAGTTGAAAATGGGTGGCAGGGCATTATTTGATAAGAAGACAGCGGACACGTTTACGCTTATTTATGCAGAAAGGCGATTAAGAGCCTTGCAAAGTTGGCGATACCATAAGGCTCGTCCCGGCTGGATAAGACGGCGCATAAAGAACTTAAAACGCAAAATTAAAACAATAAGGAACAGATATTCGGGAGATTCGGAATGGCTGAAGAATATGGACTTCATTCGGAATTTGATATAAAAAAGCACAAGCAAAGATTTATAGACTATCTTGAAGTGCTGATTTTGGAAGACGGAACGGTTGTATATGCGGTACCGTCGCACCAGAGAAAAGCGGAAGAACTTTGCTGTAAAAAGCTGAACATTTCACCCGAAAAGCTCGCTCAAAAAGGAAGACGACATATCAATGATTACCCCGAATGGCTACTTTCGATTTGTGGCGCAGTAATGGTATGGAACTGCCATTATATGTTCGGCAAGAGCGGTATGACTAAAAAACAAACGGCTATGTTAAGACGTTTAAAAATGAACGGATTATATAGGGGAATGATTTAATGGCGATTATAAAACAAGAGTACGAAAACGGCGTAACCTATGTGCTTGCAAGCGGAAGAATAGTGAAAGACCCTTCGTACAAAAAAGTTGGCAATAACGCCATTTCGTGTACGTCATTCAGCATATCTGCTGGCTATTCAAAGGATGAAGACGGCGGTTCTAAAACAGAATTCGTATCATGCACCTGTTGGCGAGAACTTGCCGACTTTGCGGCATCGTTTAAAAAGGGCGACACCGTATTTTTAATGGGCGCACTCGAAAAAACAGAGTATAACGGCAAGACCTACGAAAAGGTTGTGTGTGACTTAATTCTTCCCCAAGTATTCGCGCTTGACGAACTTGGAAAGACGATTTATAAGGCACAGCCGACGGAAACTGACGATGACGACGAAGATATTCCATTCTAAAAAGAGAGGTAAATATGAACGACGCAGAAAGACTTTTAATTGAATATATCTGCGACGGCGACATAAAAAAGTCGCAAGCGCAGGTGCGGACAATTTTAGAGAGTTTGAATACCGAAAAAGATAAGAGATTTAAGGAATATCAACTTAAAAAATTGAATACTAAACAAGCCGAACTTATAGAATTGCCGTATAATATGCGTGGACTTTTGACTGCGGAAAACAGTGCGCTTTTCCCTATAAATCGCTTTATCTTGAGAGAAGGCGAAGAAATGGTAGTAAAACAGCTTTTGGACGCTTACGAAGTTTCAAATGAGCTTGCAGACCTTAACGTCAGATATGTGCCGTCGCTCTTACTTCACGGCGAAAGTGGTACAGGAAAAACGGCGTTAGCACGGTACATAGCATACAAGGCGGATCTGCCTTTCGTTTATGTCAAATTCTCAAATCTTATAACGTCGGCACTTGGCAGCACACAAAACAGCATTGCGAAAATATTTGATTATGCGAGAACTGCACCCTGCGTGCTTTGCTTTGACGAGATAGATGCTGTCGGAATGAAAAGGGGTGCAAGGGACGACGTAGCGGAAATGGGGCGCGTTACTATTGCCATTATGCAGGAACTTGACACCTTGAAAAATGGCGTAATCATTATCGGCACAACCAACCGCTACGATTCGCTGGACGACGCTTTAATAAGGCGTTTCCAATTAAAACACAAAGTCAAGGAAATGTCCTTAGACGACGTATATACGCTCGCTATAAAATTCTTTAACTCGGTAGGAATAGATAAGTCCGAAATTAAATGGTGGGCGCAGGCAGCATTTAAGGGCGGCGAATCTGCGGCAACCGTAATCACAAAATGTACTGACGCGCTGGTTTCAATGCTTATCGAAAGGAAGAAAAAGAATGCTTGAAATCTTATATAGAATTTACGAAGTAGCGGACGAAGAAACCGCAAAAAAGAACCGCGAAAACGATATGAATTTCGGTATCTTTTCTTCAACCAGCAAGGCTGAGAACACTGAACTGGTTATGGATTGTAAAGTGTGCGATAGCCGCGACCAGTTTAAAGAGATTATAAGAGCTGAGTACGGCGAGAAAATTGCTTTTGCTTACCGCAAAGACAAGATGAAGGCGGGCGACCTTTACTGTATTGTTATCGGTGAGCATTGCTACGATACCGAGCGGTATTTCCAAAAGCACACCTTCACCTGTGCACAATGTGGACACACGATTACAACATACTTGAAAAATAAAATTGAGTTTGGTAATTACGAAATCAAACACAGGTTTTTCGGTATAGAGGAATACAGAAAAAAGCAGTTTTGCAGTGAAGGGTGCAAGTGGAAATACGAGCAAGAAGAACTCGCCCGAATAAGACCCGATGATGATAAGGAATTTTATGTTACAAGAGATATGTTTACCGAGCAAGTGGCTGGATACATATACCTTATAACCAAAAAGACGACTGGCGAATTTTATGTCGGGCAAACAATATATGCGCCAGTATTCAGGTGGGCGCAGCACCTTAAAACCGAAAGGTTCAATATTAAGGGAATTCTTGACTATCAATTTGAAGTAATAGAGATTGTCCCCAAAGGTGAGAACATTCTCGAAAGAGAAAAGTACTGGATACAAAAAAAGTATAAAGAAAACCCCGCGAAGTCGCTTAACATTATGCAGACCGCAGGGTTGGCAGAGGACACGCAGTAATGTCCTTCATAAAACATAAAGACAAGTGGCGCAGAACGATTGTTATGGGCGTTGGAACGGTGCTTAGCAACCAAAACGGCGACGTCCTGACAATATCTGAACCGAGCGCATACACAAATGCGCACAAGCTCGTTTTTAGAGCGAACGGCGCATCCCGCAAGCTCGAAGAAGACAAGTGGCAACGACAGTTAATGAACTTTGGACTATGGGATAACCACCCGCTGGCGGCGGTTGTAAGTCAACTTAAAGAGTTTGATACTGTGTTTGTTTACGGCGTTTTAGACAAGTCGTCGTACATATCGCAAGCCACGGGACATAAACGGAACTATTACGAGGTAAAACTCGAATTCATTCAAATAATCGCACGCGGGGACGGAACAATGCCGATTATGGACGGCGGTTTAAGCGGTAAGAGCGCGGACTACGAACCCGACCCGGACGGCGATATTCCATTCTAAAAGCGATAGAGGTAATTATGGAAAGATTAACAAGATATAGAGTAACGACAGATTATAAAGGCGAATATGCAGAACCCGAAGAAGGGGTTGACAATGCAGATATTTGTAATCGTCTTGCAGAGTTAGAAGACAAGCTCGAAAACGGACAAGCGTTTGAATTGCCGTGCGCGATTCACGATACGCTTTACACCCATAAAAAGGTCTTCGGGAAGTGGCAAATTGAAGAACTTGAATGCTGGGGTTTCCATTGTGACGGAAGAAAGATTTTATTTATAGACTGTCAAAATGCAAAAACGGCATCGTCAAACAGTTTGCGCTCATTCAGGCTTGAAGACTTCGGTAAATCAGTTTTTACCGAAAAGGACCAAGCTGAAGCACGCTTAAAAGAATTAAAGGGGAACAAATAATGAGTTATTGCGATTATGATTATGAAAAAGAACCGAATTATCCAGAAGTTGAAGAAATCATAGACAAGGCTTCTGGCAAGTTTGAAGAATTTTTACGCAAAGCATTTGTAAATGAATATAAGAATATTCAAGGTGCAAGCGAAAACAATGCAAGAGTAGAAAAACTATTAAATGAGCGCGAGAAATCTTTAAGGGAAAAGGAACTCAAATTGCAAGAGCGCGAATCTGAACTTGCCAAATCCGAAGAAGTTCAATATGAAAAACTCAAAGCAAAATGGTTTACGGAACTCGGTTTAGCTTTTGATATTGGCGATACTGTCTATTACCGTAAGGACGTGACAAAACGTGTCGTTTGTCCTACCTGTAACGGCAACAAAAAAGTCAAGGCGAAAGTTGAAAGTGCTAATAATGCGACGTTAGATTGCGAGCTTAATTGTCCTACTTGCAATGGTTATGGAACAGTGTTAGGCGAAAGAGAATATGAGATTGTGGAAGCGACGGTAACACAAATTGACGCTCATATTAAAAAATACAGCGATGGCTCAATAGTTATTAAGCATGATAGTGATTTTAGCTACGAACTTATTACTTGTGCATGGGTAAAAGATAAGAAAGGGAGCGACTCTCACAAGATTCAAGGTTGTGACTTGTATAAAACGAGAGAAGAATGCGAGAAAACTATCCAAGCATTAAAAGAGGGTAAGTAATGCCTATCATAAACGATTACAATCCACCCAAGCGCAAGCAATTAACAAAGTCGGAACGTCAGGAAGTTTACGACAAATGTGGCGGACACTGTGCTTACTGCGGTTGTGAAATCGCCTTAAAAGATATGCAGGTTGACCACATTGTGCCTATGGCGCGGTGCTTTGATTGTTACCGCCAACACAAGACCGCTGAAGAATTAGACGTAATGTCAAATTATTTGCCCGCTTGTCGCAGTTGCAACCATTATAAAGGAAGTTCAACTTTGGAGAATTTCCGCAAAAACATAGAGCGGTTTCCGAGCGTTTTAATGCGCGACAGCGTTACATACAAGAATGCGGTCAGATTTGGACTGGTGGTGCCAAATCCCCATAAAGTAGAGTTTTATTTTGAGAAACTTGGAATTTCAATTCCGAGCGAGGGTGACAAACCAAAAGGATAGAGAATGCCTACAATAGAACTTCTTAAAGAATTACAAGCCGCGCCGTTTCACCGTAAGGTTGCAATAACGCAAACACGAATAATGGAATGGTACTTCAAATTTAAAGGGCAGGTTTATGTGTCCTTTTCTGGCGGCAAAGATAGCACAGTGCTTTTACATATAGCGCGTAGAATATTTCCCGACGTAGAGGCTGTATTCTGCGATACTGGGCTTGAATACCCCGAAGTAAGACAGTTTGCAAAGTCGTTTGATAATGTGACAGTTATGCGCCCTAAAATGCGTTTTGACGAAGTTATAAAAACATACGGATACCCCTTTATAGGCAAGGAAGTTGCGGAGCGTGTTTATAATTCCAGACTTTGTATTGCGGGGGGGGGGGCAGCTATTTCAAGCACTACTACGAACTCACAGGAGAATTACCCGGTCAGAGTAAGGCAACTGTTGGGGACTGGGGGTTTCTTTAGCAAAAGGTACGACTTCTCAAAGTGGAAACCCTTGCTTGATATGGACTTCTTGATTTCACACCGCTGTTGCGGCGAAATGAAGAAAAAGCCATTAAGTCATTTAAAGAAAAAGCCGATACTGGCAACAATGACCGAAGAAAGTATGTTAAGACGCACGGCTTGGTTACAGTCTGGCTGCAACGCATTCAATAGCAAAAAGCCAAAGAGCAAACCGATGAGCTTTTGGACTGAACAAGACGTTTTAGAATACATAAAGCGTTACGATTTGCCGATAGCAAGCGTTTACGGCGAAGTTGTAACGCGTGGGGCGGACGGCAATTTGTACGGCAGTACGCTATGCGACGGCTGTGGCAAACTTTGTACTACTGGTTGTCATAGAACCGGGTGCGTCTACTGTGCGTTCGGGGCGTATGAGGAAAAAGGTGAGGGGCGTTTTCAGCGATTAAAGCGCACTCACCCGCGTCAGTATGAATATTGCATGGATGGCGGAGCGTATGATTCGGACGGCTTTTGGAAACCCGCAGGTGGCGGCTTGGGAATGGCGCACTGCATTGACGAAATTAACAAGGTTTTTGGTAAGGACTTTATTAAATATTAAAGCGTAAAAGAATGAAACAAAATCAGTACATTAAAATCGACATAAGCCCGACGGGGGGGGGGGCATTACAAGCCGAAAGGTAATTGCGACCACCGCCCAAGCGATAGCGCAGAGCGAGGTTCAGTGTGTGTAAGTTGAAACTCGAAGTAAACCAGTGCTACAACTTGGACTGTAAGGTCGGTATGCAACTTATGAAAGAGCAAGGCATAAAAGCCGACTGGTGCATAACCGATCCGCCCTACGGAATAGGTGTCGGAACAATGACATATACGAACGGCGTGGCGATAGCGGGTAAGGCTGCGGCAACGCGCCGGGACTACACTTGCAAAGATAATCTTTGGGACAACGAGAGAATCGGGAAAGAGTTTTTCGACCTGATATTTGAGCTTTCGGGTAATCAAATTCTTTTCGGTGGCAACTACTATACAGACGTTCTTCCAGTAACGAAGTCTTGGGTAGTATGGGACAAGCGTTGCGACGATAAACTACGGAACAGTTTTAGCGATTGTGAACTTGCGTGGTGCAGTCAAGGTGTGGCGCGAGTATTCCACTATATGTTTAACGGAATGCTACAAGGCGATATGGCGAATAAGGACTACCGCTTTCATCCCACGCAAAAACCGACCCAGCTTTGGACTATGTTGCTCAACCACTATACCAAAGAAGGCGACTTGATTCTTGACCCTTTCGCTGGTTCTCAATCGCTCAGAATTGCTTGTCATAAACTTAAACGAAGATACATAGGTTTTGAGATTTCAAAAGGCTACTTCAAGAAAGGGACAAAGTGGTTCGAGCAGGAAACCGCGCAAGTGAGTATATTTGATTTACTTAATTGAAAAGGAGAGGCTATGGAAGAAATTATAGACGAGCAGAGCGAGCAGGAAATTGAAGAACTGGTCAAGGACATAACCGAGATTATGGGTATCAATTTCAGACAGTGCGACAGCACAACGCTTGCCAACGGTCTGTATAAGCGGAACTACCGCAAAATAAAAACGGAGGAATAATTGTGAGCAGTATTAAAGATAAGAAGAAAGAAAAAGCTATTGCAGAACTACACAACTTTATGTTTGAGAAAAGTAATTCCGCAAACGTTGAACCCGTATTCACTGACGGCGAAGGTAAGGAACATTACTTGGACGATAAATCGGCTGTGGTAATAAACGATATTCTTGAACAAGCATTCATTCCTTTTCTGGCTAAGGCTGTAATAGAGGAAGGCTACGAAAAGCGCGAAACCTGCAACTACATAGAAACAGTTATGGGCAACAGCGACGAAGATAAGGCTTGGGTATGCGATAAGTGCGGCGAGGCTTGGACCTTAATGGAAGGTGGAACACCAAAAAGTCACAATATGCACTTCTGTCCCCAGTGTGGTGCAAAAATCACTGAGTGTATTCCCAAGGAGAAACTGAATTGAAAATAGCATATATCATCTGCTGGTGCATTACAAATCTTGCGTTTATCGCAATGAGTGTATTCCTTTCGATATGGTTCGGGAATATGAACTATTTATGGTTTTTGACTGTGCCGATATTAAGTTTCTTGGACTTTGAAATTATAGAAACCAAATGCAAGAAAAAAGCTGACAAAAACGAAACAGACCCTTTTAATACGGAGGAAGATTAAAGTGAGTAAATTTATTATATGGCGCAGGGGTAAAGGGAAGACCACCGAGCTTATAAAAGAGGCAGAAAAAGACCAACTCATTATTGTTTGCGCGAGCCGCGAACGCTGTAAGTTCATAGAACAAATGGCTAAACGTTTAAAACGAAACATACCTACACCATTAAGTATATACTCTTGCGTATCAAGGGGGATAGAGCTTGGAAGTTCTTACAGGCACAAACAAGGGCAGGTGCTTATTGACGACGTTGAAGACGTATTACAGTCCATTATAGGGCTACCGTGCAAGATTATTACAGGAACAGGGAAAGTAGAGGAAAAATTAACGCTCTGGCAACGTCTAAAGAGAAAGATAACTTTTACAGATAAGAATTGTGAGCCAACGGAGGCAGAAAGTGAGAATTAAGGCAATAGATAAACAGACAAACAATGTCGTTTACATAGTTCAAATTCTTTCGACTACTGTTTGCGCTTATATAGAGCAAGACGGAACACGGTTACAATTCTGCAACCCCATATTCTTAAAGATAGACGACGATGCGTATAAAACCAAGAAGGGTGAATAGCTTATGGACAATATACTTTTGTGTTTACCGATAGAAATAATCAAGGGGCTAATTGACGGGGAAATCAAGGATATTCCGTGGGTAATTCGTCATTATCTCAAACCGCCGTTTAAGGTTTACGCATACTGCAGTAGGCACGAAACATTCAAAGTTGATGGCATTCCGCCGCGTTTATTTCATATCAAGGACGGCGATTCCGCGCCATATATCAGCGAAGGAATACCTGCAAGTCCTAACCAGTCATTGAAGTTTGAAATCATAAACGGCAAGGTCCCGCTCAGTTTCATTTGCGATAAAATCAAAGAGCTTGAAAAGAGTGACAAGCATCCTTTCAATTATGCTTGGAACGTATCAGAACTTACTATACTTGATAAACCTATGACCCTTGGGCAATTTAAGCACCGTTGCCCGAACAAAAAGCAAAAATGCGGAAAGTGCAAATATAAGTTGAATGATAGTCCGCTCGAATCGGTTCGTTGCGGTGCAAATATCACGCAAGCACCTACGCCTTGGTGCCATATCAGGGAGGTTTAAAAAGTCAATGTTAAGAAAAATAAAGTCTGTCTTATCAATAACAACAGTAATAGCTTTTATTCTTGAATTTTGCGTTATTTGCGCCATATAAGGGGGGCTATCGTGGGAAAAATAGCAATAAGGTGTTGCGGAAAGTTAAATGAAAAACCGTGCTCGAATATATTAGCTTACATACAAGCTGACGGAAAAATAACCACCGCCCGGCACGGACGTTCAGTCGAAATTTCAACAAAAGAGAACGGAGGTAGCGTCACAATTACCTGCGAACGGTGTGGACAAAAGAATAAAATTGAGTCCGAAACTATTTGGAAAGTCAAGAAAAATTAAAAAATTTCCTAAAATGTGCAAGAATTTAGGAAAAATTCTATTGACAAAAAAAATAAATGTTGATAATATATAATAAAATTAAATATTTTCAACAACATACTAATGCAGTAAATCGGAATGTATTTTCCACCCGCGAATGCGTTGCAAAGCAGTTGGCTACAAACATTGATTATTCAGTGTTGCTATCTTTCCGTTTACTTGTTTTTGTGAATTCACGCCGTATAGCAATGCTGTACGGCGTTTTTCTATGTCAAACAATGAGAGTGAGAGAAACTTTTCGACAACCGAATATTGCCATTGCTGCGGCGCAGAACTGACAGAAGATAACTGTCGGCAGGTTTCTGCGTCTTTTAGCGTGAATGGACTTAGCCACCTTTGCATTAGCTGTGAACAAGACTTTTATGAAAAGCTGGCTCACACCGAAGGAAGATACATTGCACTTTTCCACGCTTGCGCCGCGCTGAATGTGCCCTGCAAGCCGATTGTACTTGAAGACATTAAAGATTTCGATACTTGCAAAGACCCTTGGATAACCTATATTAACTGCCTTTCCGAGAAAAAGGAAGACCGCAAGGGTAGAAAGATACTTACCTTTTTTGACGGCGTTACAAATATGCGCGAAATCTTCGGTAAAGATTTAACCGAGAAAGATTTCGTAAAACATATCGTCAACGAGCGCGCAAAGCTCAGTAAACTTCCCGGCACGCCCGAACAAAGAGCGAAGTGGGGCACAAACCCTGACTGGAAGACCAGTGAAGATTACGATGAACTTGACCGTCTTTATGAGGCGCGTGAAAGCAGTTTTAAGGGGCAGACCTTAACACTTCAACAAGAAAACGCTCTTATGAACGTTGCAAAGTGGAGTTTAAAGTTAGATAAGCTAATCGAAAAGGGTAACTTTACGGGCGCAAAAACTCTAACCGATATGATAGATAAAACTCTCGCAGCCGAGAGTATGCGCAAAAAAGACGAGAAGCCTGTTGAGCATTTTAGACCCGATGCGTGGGTTGTTGCGCTCGAACGTGCAGGGTTAATGGCTGATGGAAAATTCCTTAACCTTGCAGATACCATAGCGGCAATAGACAAAAATCTATTGCGCAAACGTAAATACAACTACACTCTTGACGTGTTAGACCAGTCAATGCTTAAAATGTACAACTGTGTAAGACAGAACGCTGACCTTGCAGCAGTCTATGAGTTGCCTGCTGAATTGACGGTTGACGACGAACTTGGGGAATTCTCGTCGGAAGAAACAGACGACGAGAAGAAACGTAAAAAGTATGCGAACTTAACCCCGATAAGAAAGAATGGCAGTAACAGCGACGGCGGTGAAGAATAATGCCGACTGGAAAGACTTACAGCAAGCAAATGGGACGCTGGATAGACAAGGACACCCAGCAAGCATTTGACTATGAAAGCATAAACCAAGAATCGTCGGCACTTCTTATTTCATTTTTTCGCTGGTACCCCGATTACTTTCTTGACATAATCGAAAGCGATAATTCCGATTATTCTTTGGAACTTCCGCAACGTCTTATATTAAGAGCGTTTGCGCGAAACCAAAAAACAATGATTACTGGTCCGCGTGGCATAACCAAAACGTACTGCATTATGCTGTCGGATATGATAGATGGTGTATTGTCGCCGGGTGAAGTTATCAGATACTACGCACCGTCACTTAAACAAGGTGCGGAACTCGCGGCAACAGCATTCCACCAAATCGAAAAGAATTACCCCGCGCTTGCAAGTTGCTGGATAATCAAATCGGAAACAAAAGACCTATTCAAGATTATCACGATATATGGTTCGGAACTTGCCATTGGTGCAATTCAGGGCGGTAACTGCTCGCAGTTGAATGCGGAAGAAATCGGACAGGAAACCGACCCGAAATTCGACTTTAACGATTTTGAAAGTAAGGTATTACCTACAAATCGTTTAACGCGGTCCGTCAATAAAATGCCTGACCCCGTACATATTAACAACAAGATTAAGATAATCACGAACGCGAGCAGTAGGCTCAATGCAGCGTATTATAAATACCATAATAACTTTTTACAGCAAATGATAAGCGGCGAAATGGGACTTGCGCTTGTAATTGATATGAGCTGGGAAATCTCAGTCATAACAAACATACGAAGTATCTCATACGTTGAAGACCTTCGCCGAACAATGACAATTGACGACTTCTTGCGCCAAATGAGCGGTACATATACGGGTTCGAGTGATAACCCGATAGTAACCGACGAAACGCTTTCTAAAAGCCGTAAACTGCTTGCTATGGAAGATAGTCATTGCGGCGACCCTGAAGTTATCTACATTGTGGCGCACGACGTATCTTATGAAGACGGTGCTAAAAACGCAAAGTGCGCCGACACTGTAATCAAACTTACAAAATATACGCAAGTACATAAGCGCGACAAGTACAGAAAGCAAGTGGTATATGTGGACAGTTATGCGCCGCCCGCAACCGACTACCACCAAGCTATGAAACTTAAAGCGTTATGGCGCAAATATTGTTGCAATTCGGCGGGCACGACATATCTTGTTATCGACGCACAAGCCTACGGCAAAAGTGTCATAGAAGAACTTATGAAACCCACGAATGACGGCTCGTTACCGCTCTGCTGTTATGAGCACATGCGCTATCGTGAACTCGAACAGCCACACGCATTGCCCGTCATATATCCCTTAAAAGCGGGTACTCGCGGCTCTCATGACGAAGATGCGGAAATGATACGCTATGCACAGATTGAGTTTGAGCAAGGCAATGTTGAATTGCTCACCGTAAATATTTACGACGGCATTGAACAGTACAAACTCAAGCACAATATAAAAGACAATTTTGCAGATTCCAGAATAGTTATTCCCTACAAGAAAACCGACGAACTCTGCCAGCAAATTCAAAACCTGCGCGCATCAACCGCAGGTACAACCGTAAAGGAAGAAAGGAAGTCAAAAGCGGTACAACGCGACGACTGGTCAGCTTTAAAGTACGGGTTAAGAATGGCGCAGATCCTTGAAGGTAAATTAAAGAGCGCGAACTACAAGCGCAAGAGTTCTTGGGAAGACGAAATCGCAAAGGTGCGCAGCGGCGGTTCGATAGGTGTCGGCGGTGCGCCAACAACAATAGCATCGGAAAGGAACAGGCTTTTAGGTTTAAGGACTGGTGGAAGAAAATAATGCCGAGAGTAAAAAAATTTAAGCTCTATGCGGGGCGAACCCTTGAAGTGCCGAAAGGTGTAAAGTATTCGTTTATACCGAGCCACATGCAGTATTTACTTTTATATACCGACACTAAGCCGGGCGAAGATTTTGTAAAGGTTCCCGAAGACCAACTTTCAAGAGAAGAACACGAATGGTTGCTCGGTTGCAAGTACGCAGTAAACAGTGCAGCCATTCAAAAGAACCAACAATCTTATACAAACTATTTGAATAATTTCCTTGACAACGTTGAGAAAGAACTCGCCGCCGAGCAGGAAAAAATCAATAATAATAGTAATAACGACAACACTAAACCCAAAGCCAAAAAGAAAAAGCAGTAATCCATAAGTAAATAAATACGAGGACGCAAGTGGGAAATAAAAAGAAAGGGACGAGAGGTGCGAGCGGTCAAACGGTTACATTACCTGCACCGCAAGATACACCGCCCCCCAAGCCTAAAACTTCATATACCGCCGACACATTAGAGCGGTTTCACCAACTTGCGGCTAAGTTTGGCTCTCTGCCCAACGACGCGATTTATTCCGCGTTTACAAGGGCGGGGCGCGCTATGGCAAATCAAGCGAGCATTCAGAACCAACGTGTAAAAACTATTTCGCCACTTCCTGCCGATTACAGCAAAGCCGAACTCGGCGAATTCTTAACGGCACCGCAGTCAAGTGAAAAGCAATTACAGCAAATATCGCAGGCGTTAAGGTTTACGGTCTATCCGTACTTCAAAATAACTAAACTATATGCCGACATATTAACCTATCGTCATTTCACGATTCCCCAGTATCTCGAAAAGGACAGCGCAAAGTCTGACGAATTCTGGCGCGAATTCCGTTTAGTTGATAAAATCGAGAAAGCGGTCAAAGTTGAACAACTTGGGCATCAAGCAAACGGACAGTCAAACATATTCGGCAAATCATTTTACATACTGCGGCACAATATAGACCGCTCACACAATAAAGTTAAGTATATGTTTTACCAACAACTTCCTCAAGAGTGGTGTAAAATCATAGGCTTTAACAACATAACCAAATATACAATCTCTTTCAACTTAATGTACTTTCTTCAGCCCGGTACAGACTGGCGGCAATACGGCGACCTGTTTGAACCGTATATGGAAGACTTCGATGCAATCTTCCAAAAGAAGAAAGACGAGAAGAAAAGCCGTGCTTTCGTTTACGCAAGCGAATGTCAAAAAATTGGCGGTCAACCCACAGATGGTGCAACCGAGCTTTCCGACAGAACTTGCAATATAGAAGTCGGCAACCGCAAATATTGTCTGCATATCGACAATGTAAACAGTAGCGGCGCAGGCAACCCAAAAATGTTTATGCAGAACGGACGCTGGGCATACGATGTTACGTTACCTATTGACCGCGTGTGGACGTTCGAGATAGACGATACAACACCTATCATTGCGCCGCCTATGTCGGGACTTATGCAGTCATTTACACAGCAAGCGGACTTCGAGGCGGCACAGCTCAGCATAGTTGTGAACCCGCTCGTTAAAATCTTTACTGGCGAAATTCCTTACCGCAGTCAAAATGACGGTGCGTCCGAAGAAGACGCTTTCAGTCTTTCCTTAGACTCTCGAAAGCTGTTTGAAATTTACTGGAATATGCTTATGGCAAATTCCAACACGGGTGGTACGGCGTTCTTTACGGCACCAGTACAAAACATTAAGAGCCACGATTACGCAGAGGCGGCAAACGCAAACGATATTTCTTCGAGTTTCAATTCGTATGTAATGGAAAAGGCGGGGCTGACCGCACTAATTCCTGCAAACGAGAACCCGCACCAAGGCATATCGCAGTATTCCGCAAAGCTCGAAGCGCAATTCCCTATCTGTATATATAGAACGCTTGAAAATATGGTCAACCACTTATTCGAGAGTCTTAATCTTGAATATGAGTGGCACTTCCAAATGTTTGGCGATATATACGCGGAAGCTACAATGCGTGCAGACGCAATGAAACAGTTAAACATAGGCGACCTTTCGGCGTGGTTTGTGCTTGCGGCCCTTGACGGACAGTCAATCCTTGATAAACTCTCAATGAGCAGAGCGGTTAAGGAAAGTGGCTTACTCGATTACTTAATACCGCCTAAAACTTCATATACACAGTCGGCGAGCGACCAGTCGGCAACACCAAAACAGACGGGTGCACCACAGAAGACTGAGCAAGAAGTTGAAGAAACTAAGGTGCAGAAACAAAGCGAGGGTGAAAGTACCGATGGCAATGAATGATTTGCAAGAAGTTATGAAAAACCCAAGCATAGAAAAGGCAGCTAATGCCGCGCTTAAAAGAGGGAATCACATAGAAGTGCATTCTTCAAAAGACGGTATTAAAGTGTTTGAGGTCAGCAAAAAGCTGGTTGCGACAGTAAAAATAAATAATCAATAATATATGCGGGCTTGCGCCCGCCAATATCGCAGAGTAGAGCAATGGTAGCTTGCTGGGTTCATAACCCAGAGGTTGGTGGTTCGAGTCCGCCTTCTGCAACCAAATAAATAATCGCCGTTGCAAGTGGGCAACGGCAAGAGCCAAAAGGGGCTATGAGTACTGCAGTGGTGTGGTACCCGTAGCCCTTAATTCATTTTTTGAGAGGTAACACTATGGACGAACCTATCGAAAAACCTATTCACCGTATATTAGACGGTCAGCTTAAACTTTGCGAAACTTCAAACCCTATGTTGCGCAAAGTCGTTTTAATGCTTTTAAATGACACAGTATGCAGAAATAACTGGTTGTTTGAACACATAGAAGACCATTTAAACGACGTTGCCGAAATTCCTATTCTCTATTCAGTAATTAACGGAAAGATTGCAAACGGGCACGATTTTGAAATGGTAAGAGATCCGAAGACTGGAAAGCTCTACCCGTCATATATCGGCGCGAACTGTGAGCACCCCGCAGGCTGGATAAAGGAAACGGAAGACGGCAAGTTTAACCCTCACATTGAAAATATTGACGGCAAGAACTGGATAGTTGCTATCGGTACGCTGTGGTATTTCTACAACCGTGAACTCATTGACGAAATTGAGCGTAACGGTGGGCAAATGAATGTCAGTATTGAGGCTGACGTTTACAAAAACCGCATTGTTGACGGTGTTGAGTACGAAGAAGAATATCGCATAGTCGGTGTAACAATTCTGGGTACTGACGTGCCGCCCGCATTCGCAGGTGCAAATATCAGAAAACTTTCTGCAAGTATAGGCGAGCTGGAACAACTCAAAATAAGAGCTGCCTCTTACGAGCAGGTAGATAATAGTGAGCCGCAAACTCAAAACAATAAAAATTTAAAAAAGGAAGGAACAGACAGCATGAATAAGTTGAAAGTCAAAGACTTAGACGGCAAATTCCCCGGCTTTAAGGTTCTTGCGGTGCAAGACGAAAATGTTGTGTTGCTTTCGGAAAAGGGCGAATTTTTCCTTTCGTCGGCAAAAAGCGAAAACGGCGAAATAATTTGCGGTAGCAAATCGGAAATCACCCCCGTAATTCTTTTTGCGAACGAGGGGGGACTTAAAATAGAACTTCCCGTCGCAATGATTACCGAAAGTTTACAGGCACGTTGCGCAGAGCTTGAAAAGAAGTACGAGGACGAACACAAGACGTGTCAGACGGCGACAACCGCTTTGGAAACTATGCAGGCAGCGGAAAAGGTTCGCAGACGCGACGAGGCAACGACGGCTATCAAAGCGCGCCTTGCTCAGATTAACGCGGACCGCCCCGAAGACTGCAAATTCAAAGAAGAAATTTGTGCAAACTTGCTTACTGCCGCAGCAGAAGACAAGTACACAAACTTGGTTGACGCGGAAGGCAAGTTTATCGGCGCAAGCATAGCGGCAAGGGACGTTGACGCTTTGTGTATGGAAGAACAAATTAAGTATCAGAAAGCACAGGCAGAAATCAAGACCGCCAGCGAGAAAAAGACCTTCGCTTGGGAACAGCCCATCGGCGAACCGCAGAAAGCGAACGAAGGCATTCTGGGCGCAATATCCAGAGTAATGAAATAATAAATAAGGAGAACAAAAATGTCATTCATTAAAGAAACATTATTTGAAGTTGCCATTCCCGACGGCGTTAAAAACACTTCGGGTAAATTCAATAAACTTGACGACGAAAAACTCGTTCCCGAAGACTGCAGTTCGGGTATGCTTTGCGTACAGCACTCTCTTACGGAAAACGAAGGCTACGAAGTTGCGAAGTATAAGAACGGCAACGACTGGAACTATATCGCAGCCGCAAACGGTAAAGTGGGCGGCAATACGGGCGACGCAACGGGTATCTATGCGTTTAACAACTACGCTCGCAACAGAGCAGTTGACGGCAACGGCAACGTATGGGTCGAGGGCAGAAACACGCTCGGCATAGGACTTCCCGCAGGCGAACGCGGCGATTTCAAAGAACTTTTCGTAGGTAAGCAATACTTCCTCGGAAAAGGTAACTTTGCAACCGCACCCGCAGACGATACGCACAAGTTCGCAACCATAAAGGACGGCAGACTTGTTGCTGCGGCAGCCGCACCCACTTCGGGCGGTGAAGTTTACTTCAAGATACTCGGCGAACTCGGTGTAACCGAAGGTTCCGCAGACTGGGGTACCAAGTATCGCTTACTCGTTTGCAGAGCAGCAGTAACGGCAGGCGGCACACAAGCAAGTCCCGCTAACGGTGGCGCAGGCGAACCGGGCGCAGGTAATTAAGGAAGGAGGATAACAGAAATGTTGAAATTAAATTGCATTCCTAACGACGTATTTGAAGCCTCTAACACCAGCGACACCAAAATCAAGGTCTGCGGTGCAGAAATCAACCGCAGAGATTTGGTCGCTACGGGCAGACTCGTCGTTTGCGAGTATATCGGTAAATCAATAAACGAAAACAAGATGAATTTGGAAAAATACAATTCCCGTCTTGCAGCACAGAACGTTGACTATGCGTCTTTCTCAAAAGCATTCAGGGATAAGAAACTCTTATTCTGCGCGGCTCAAGCGTACAAAGCAAGCGGTCAGGAAATGCCCGCGAATATCGGTGAAGTCAAGAGCGACTTGTCGCTTATGAGGGACCCCGTATTCCTGCGCACAATGTCCGCGCTTGACAGAGATATTCTTACGCCTTTGCTTTTCCGCGTATTCGACGATATAAGTATGGGCGGTCTTATGCAGTGGGAATCTGCCCCCGCATTCGGCTACAAAGAAATCGAAATCAAGTCCAACGACGTTGTTATCTTCGAGGATACAAGCGTAGGTAGCTTTAACAACGTTACCATCAGCCGTCTTAACAATAAGACGATTACGCTTACCCCCAAGGCAACGGCGGCAATTACCCAGATTAAGTGGACTCAAATGTTCGAGGGCGACGCGGGTGATTACTACAACGCAATGATTCGCGGTCTTTGGAACAAGGTATATGCGAAGTTTGCTTTTGCACTCAAAACCGCAAAAGAGAATCAGAAGTATATGCCCAAAAAGCTCACTTATTCGTCCTACACGTCCGACAACTGGAACAACCTTATCGACGACCTTTCGGCGGCGAACGGCGTAGATGCAAACGACCTTTTGGCTTTCGGTGCGCGCACCGCTTTAAGCAAGGTAGTTCCCACCGACGGTACGGGCGGCGCAATTCTCGGTATGCAGTACGGCTTGGGCGAGAAGTGGACTACGCAGGGTCATCTCGGTAACGTTGGCGGCGTTGACCTTTGCCCGATTCGTCCCGTACTTGTACCCGGTACACAGAACAACTTGCTCACCAAGATTTTCCCTACGGACGAAATCTATATGGTTGCAAAGGGCGGCGAAGGCAACAAGCCTATGTATGGCGTATATGCAGAGGGTCATCCTATCACCCTTACGGCAGAACCCAGCAAGACGGAAGACTTCACGCTTGAAATCAACATGGAAGCAATGTTTGACATTGCGCCTATGTTCGCAAGCAAGGTCGGTCTTATCAAGAACGTTGCCTAATAGCATTAAGGTTAAAACTGGAAGCAGGGCGGAATTTCTGCCCTGCTGACAGAAATATTTGTCAAATAATTAAATCTGAAAGGAGTGTGTAAAGAAAATGGCAAAATCAGCAACCAAAACCGAAAACAACGAGAACGAAGAACTGAAAGTTACGGACGGCGAATCCCCCGAAGTAACGGAACAGGAAAATCCTTCCAAGAAAAAGGAAGAAAAGACATATACAGCAGCAGAAGTCGAAGCACTTGTAAAAAGTGTTAGCGAGAAAGCAGCTCAGGACGCAGTTGCGGCATACATTAAGTCGCAAGGTGAACAGCCCGTAGTCGAAATTAAAAAGGACGAATATGTAACATTGCTCTATATGGATGCAGTTTCAGATACGTCAGTTTTAACTCTCGGCAAACTCGGACAGATAAACCGCGTAGGTGGAACCTTAGACATTCCCAAAAAGGAATTCTTTCAGGGTATAGACGCTAAGGTTGATAAACTTATGCGCAGACGTGAACTTATCGTAATTAACGGACTCACAGACGAAGAACGCAGCCGTTACAGACTTGACTACAAAGAGGGAGAATTGCTCTCGGCGGATATGTACTATAAGCTGTTGGACCTTGACGTAAAGGTACTTTACGAAATCTTTCCTAAACTTTGCGAAAGCCACCAGCGCATAGTTGCCAAGTTATTTATTTCGGCATACGAAGACGGCGATAACCGTATTCACCCCGATACGGTTAAAGTACTTAATAACCTTTCAAAGAAAACAGACCCCGACGGAATGTTTACACCGATATTGAAAGATATGGGTAGAAAACTTTCCGAATAAAGCAAGAGGAAACAAACATGGCAATGGACTTAGAGAAGTTGGCGCAGGACTTTGACGCGCAAGAAAACGTTGTCGAGCAAACCGACGAAATCATACCCGAAACCGAAACGGAAGAATTATCTGTTGTGGTAACGGATCACCCCAAGGCGTTGGTCGAACCGAACGGAACGGCAAACGTAGGGTTTTCTTCGGTTGTCGGTAGCGTACAAAGCAATATTCTGGAAAAGGCAAAGGTGAAAATTACCGACGAGAAAATTGTCGAGAAACACGCTGAAAGCCTTGCCGATATTGCGGACAAAGCCCTTGAAGTTCAAGCAGAAACGGCATCTCTGCAAGTCCAAGAACAAGAGGCGGATAATAAGGTTCGTAAGCAAGAGATAAGGAATAAACTTATCGTTTTGAATGCGGAAGCTGACCGCCTTAAAAGAGAGCAAAAGCAATTCAATAAAGAGCAAAAGGCTGACCACAAAGCGCGCAATAAGCAAGCTAAGTGGGAACTGTACAAAGATAAACTCACTAAGATGAAATACTCTTATGTGCCTAACGCATTTATTCTTTCAATGCTTTTATTCTTTGACGGCGTAAAAAGTTTCTTCGATGGTTTGGGGACAGTATCAACTGCAATCGTTAAAGCGTTAAAATGGGTGATTTTAGTCGGCTTAATTTTAGTCGTATTATTCTCGATACCCATAACGCGCGAGTGGATTATCAATTTATTATCAACAGGAGGAACTTAATAATGCTTAAAGTAAAAGAGCAGGAACTGTTGCAGGCTTATAACGAGCTTGTGGCAAAAAAGGAAAACGGCCAGACCGTAGTGGAAAGCGACGCGGTAGCGTTCGCACAGTCCCACGGTTATGACGAAGAAAAGACAAAGAGATTCGTTGACTATGTGCTTTCCGAAAACCCCAACAACGGACTTACCGTAGAGGAAGTTGCTAAGTTGAAAGTTCTCGGCGAATACATAGAAGAAGTTGCGGACGAATTGCCCGCGAGCGACGAACTCAGTGAAAGCGTGCCTCAAGAAACAACAGCAGGGGAGGAAGTAGCGGACGCAACCGTTGGCACCCCCGGCGTTGGTGGTTCCGTGAATAACTACTAATGAAGGAGGTCATCGAAATAATTATGGCGATTAAAGATATTGCAATCATAGTCGGTGGCTGCCTTCTTGCCATTCTTTATGTGGTTCTGGTTATAAGAGCCATAATCAAAAAGAAGCAAAGCGGTAAGTCCGTCAACGTCGTTCAGACAATGGCGGAAATAGCACAACAGGTTATGCCGTTGGTTGGCGCGGCGGAAGTGGCGTTTAAGAGCGTGTCGGACAAGAAAACTGGCACCCTGAAACTCAAAGACGTACTCAACGATATTAAAGATATGTGCGCCGAAAAAGGTATTACCTACGATAAGTCTTACTGGACTGATTATATAAAAGAAGCAGTAAATCTTATCAATATTAACCGCGATTTACCCCAACTCATTGCTGGTGAAGTGGCGAACGCAACAGAAGATAAAACGGAACAGCAGGCAACGCCCGTCGCGTCCTACACAACCACTACAAACATTTAACTAAAGCGTTGTTAAAGGTGGGGCGCAATGCCCCACCCGAAACAACCCAATATAAAGGGAAATAATTATGGCGACACCCATTTTAAAAGTTATAACTCAATACTGCAGTATTCTTATCGACGACATAAATCTCGACGCTTTAGCAAGAGAGAATATGCCGCTTTATGCTCGCCGTATGTGGTCATATCTGCAAGCCGCTATTCCTAACTTTACTACACCAAGCGGAATGATACCCTATTTAATGGGTACACCCGATTCACCGAAACTTATTGAGCCGATATACGGCAGCACAAAATATATACTCGAAGAAGACATTACGGAAGAAACAAACGTTGCATTAGAGAACGGCGCAGGCTACGAACTTTTCAGTTGTAAAATAGAAACCATCGATAAGCGCGAACGTGTAATTCTAACGCCGATGGATCTTGTAAAATACGATAGCGAAAACGGCATAATTACTTTTACGGCCAGTGCAGAAAACCCGATACCCAAAGGTACCGTATTCAATATGGACTTCTACACGGACGGTTACTTTAAAGAAGACCTTTCCGTTGAAATAATGCGAATACTTGGGCTTTGTTTCCAAGTTGTATGGCAGACGCGCTTTAACAATGACTGGCTTTCAAATGTTTCAAAAGTGGAAGATAGGTCATTCAGCGAGCAGAACAGGGCGAACAAGGAAAAGACGGATACTGAACGTCTTGCCCGGTACAAAAGCGACCTCAACAGCGCAATGAGAGCTTTGGAAAGAAACCTTGCAATCAGAAAAATACTCCCGTCATCGGGGTTAATATAAATTTTAAAAAACATAATTCGGAACTGGAAAGGAGATACCCATTATGGCACAAAAAAAGAAATTTGAAATAACGGAAGAACTTATTAAGGGCGCGGCGACGTACATTCCGCTTGAAGATAAAATGGCGTTCGCAGAGGCAGTTGCCGAATCCGTGTTGGAACCTGTCGAGATTTCGGCGCAGAAAATTCAAAGCGACGAAGTTATAACCCTTCCGCAACTTTGGGAAGAAAACCCCCAAAAGAAACAACTCTTTCTCATGCAGTTGTTTTTAAGACATTATTTGCGTGTTGAAGTTCCCGATAATTTCAGCACAAGAGATTACGACGAATACGCCAAGGTACACCCTATGAACCAACTCGAACGGTTTAAGGGCAATACCGAAGTTAAACATATTATTTTCGATTTGCTTGCCGATTACAAGGAATTAAAGAAATTGCTTGACATAAAAATCTTTAACCTTAAAGCGACAAGGAACGATGCGCTTGAACGTTTCCTTGCGGGCGTGAATTTGCTTTCTACCCCCGATAACCTTAAAGCGTTGACTTCGAGCTTAAAGCAAGCAACCGAGCAACTTCAACAGCGCGGTGCTGACATAGCGAAACTTCAAGTTGCCGCAGGCAAACTTGAAACGCAAGCAAGTAACGCGGAAACGAAGAAATTTGTGAGCGAGAAGAAATCATAAATATGAACAACGAAATTGACGAGCTTTTTGACGGACCAAAGGTGGACGACGAAATAACTAAAGACATTGACGCGGATTGCGTTGGCTGGGTTGTGCTGCCTTGCTTTAAAGTAAAGGTTAAGGACGACGGCGAAATTTCACTTGTATGCGGTGATATTGCGGGCTGGTTATTCGAGCACATATTCGTCTATCTGTGGACTGGCAAAGTTCATTTATATAGAAAGGGTTAAGAGATATGGCAACGATTGAATCGCAATGGTATCCATACGATAAAATTTACGGCGGGTTTTACGACTTGTCCGATACGGACGAGATACCCCGCAGAGTAATGGACTACCTTTTAGATATGCCCGACGGTACATACGAACCCAAGGACGATAACAAGCGCGCAAGGGTGCGCCTGTGGAAATATCTTTATTACGACGGTGCGCGTCCGATAGACAACCCTTTACCTACCCCACAGCAGAAAAAGCAAGTACTGTTTAACCCCGATAAGCCTGATGAACCTGCGGACGATAAGAAGGGATACAGACTTATTCCCCAGCCTTTTGCGCCGGGCGTTGAGCAGGTGGCTCAAACGCGCATTTATGTGTATATGGGCAGAACGATAGCATCTGACGATTTACACGTCCAGCTGGCAGTAACGTTCGATATATGGACACATAACACGCAAGAAGCTAACACAAAACTTAACGAATCGTATTCAAGACTATTCGCTATGGAACAAGCCATTATAGAGGCTTTCCACGGAATAGATATGGGCGGTGTCGGTACATTCTATTTCAACCGCCAAAAACACCCCGATTGCGGAACCCTACTTTTGGGCGACGGTAAGAGCAATTTCGGGCGCAGAGTTACTCTCGGTTTGGAAGTAAAGAGCAATACGCAAAATGAACCCATAAAGAATAACGGTCCGCGCCTTGGAAATGGTCAATTCGGTTAAACAGCAAAGCGTGGAGGTACCTTATGGCAAACGATAGCGAAAAATACATACAGGGCGCAATATTGCAAGGCGGTGGAATACCGCAAGGCAAGACTAATGTGCCTAAAAAATATGTTGATAGACAAGGGCAGTATCTCGCTATTCGTACACAGCAATTTACCGAAGCGCGCGCAAAATATTCAAGCGACTTCGTAGAGGCGCAGGTACAGGGCTTACTGGAAGACTTCTACGAATGGACAACAACCTATATACGTTTACCAGACGTTCGCTCAAACTCAAGCGTAACAACGCAAATAGATGATTACAAAACGGTTCTATTTGAAGATAAAGAGATTGAGTACTTCCCGATAGGCGCAAAGGTTGAAACAATGGGCAATATCTGGATATGTGCTAACCCGTCAAACATTTCGGGCGCGCAAGCTACGGCAATAATCAGACGTTGCAATTCTTCATTTAACTACTACGATTATTACGGCAATATAAAGACTGAGCCGTTAGTAATAGATAAAGTGGCTATGCAAGGCAACGATAACGTTGCGCCGAGCGACCAAGTACTTCTCAATGGCTATTTCAATGCAATGTGCCAGCTTAACGAAGTTACTAAGCGCGAACTGAATACGGACCGCATAATAATTCTCGGTAGCAAAGCCTTTAAGGTAACTGGCTTTACAGACTTCATACAAGAATTTACTGGCGATTACGACAGTTCACACGTCTTAAACTTCTCTCTGCGCATTCAAGAGCCGACAGAAAATGACGATATTGAAAATCGAATTGCTGGCGGAAAGTTAAGGTCCTTTAAAGCTGACATAATCGGCGAAAGCGAATTGAACCAAAACTCAACCACTAAACTTGCCGCCGTATTCATTAAAGACGATAAGGCGGTAGAGCCTACGGACGAATACCCGGTTACTTGGCTGTGGGAAAGTTCGGACACAGATATTGCCGAAGTCGACGCGGACGGTGTTGTTTTAGGTAAAGGGGTCGGAAACGTTCAAATTACCGCGAGAATGGCGCAAAATACGGCAATATCGGCGACAGCCGAGTTGGTTGTCAAGGAAACCAACTTTAAACCGTATGTGGCGTTTATGAGCGTTGTGCCGTCGGCGGTAGAGCAGTATGAAAGCATTACAGTTACTGCTGCATACTTCGAGAATGCACAGCAGACAGATAAAGTAGTTTCTTGGTCGTTCTCTGGTGCAAATAAGAAGAACTACAAAGCGACTATTGACGATAACGCATTAACGATTTACTGCATCGGCGCAGACAATACGCCCTTGAAAGTAACAGCAGAATGCGAGGGACAATTCATATCTTTTGAGTTGATACTCGAAGGACTTTAAAATTAAAAGGAAAAAATAGACTATGTTATGCCCGAATGCGGTACGAGTAAAAAAGGACAGAAGAAAGCCATTCATTTGTAAGAAAATGGTGGACGAAGGGGTTGACATTAACACCGCCGACCCTGATACGCTTGTAAATGAGTATATGTGCCCTTTACAAAGGTACTGCCCGACGAAGGGTGAAACAATCAACTCTGAGTATGCAAAGAGTTGTACACTGCGTCAATCGCGCGGTTAGCGCGTTGATATATAGCATTGCAAAATAATTGCAGGAGAACAAATAATGGGCAATGAAACAGCAATGTCATGGGAAATGCGAGCAAGCATAAGAAAGGGTGAACCCCTGACTTGGAAAAAGCTCAAATTCTACCCCATAAAAATGGAACACTACGAAGAATTTTTGGACGTAAGGAATGCGCTGGCAATCCGAATGACGAGTTTATCTAACTTATCGTTTGAGTATTTGAGTATGCCGTTTCTTACCGCAATGTGGGCTATCGACTACGATAGCTTATTTGCGACGGGAAGTTCGATAGGTTTCTTTGAGAGAATAATCAGATTTTTGTATTTATCATTGCGGCTCAAATACAAAAGAGAAGACGCTCTCAAAACAATCTACACCGAAACTGGCAACAAAAGAATTCTTGACAAAGTAGTTGTTACACAAGACGGAAACACCGTCGAAATTACGCCAGACGATTTCGATATTGATATTCGACCTATGCTGGCAACACAAAACGGGATTGAACTTCCAGACGAAAGCGACAACCCCGACCTCGTAAGAGCCGAAGAAGACTTAGCAGCCAAAGGTGCGAGCGAATTAAAAATCGACACAGACACTATGATTGCATCGGTAGCCTACCAAAGCCTTCTGCAAGAGAAAGACTTGAACGAATGGACAGTATTACAGTTTGAGCGAAGAAGACAAGCAATAGAGCGCGGAAAACGATTTGATATGTTCGGACAAGCGGAATTAAGCGGAATGGTTAAATTCAGTAAAGGCAATCCTTTCCCGTCGTGGTGTTTCGATAGAAACGAGAACGGATCGGCGGCACTTATTTCTTTCGGCGAAATGCGTGGAAAACTTTCTGGCTTAGGCGATTTGGATAAAATCGTCGGCAAAGACGGTAATTAAAAAGACGAAACCAAAAATTATAAGGAGCAGATAAAATATGAAATTAAACAATTCGTCATTGTATGTTAAGGGCACCGCAGATATGTGGGCACACGACGTTAAGACGGGCGATTTGATAGGTTACACCAACAAGATTGACTCGTCCAAGTTAAGCACTTCGTGTAACGCAGGCGAAATCCGTGCAGGTATCGGCGCGCCCGTAGTTATCAACATTCCCGATTCGTCCGCATTTAAGGGCGAAGTTACGGCGGCAGACTTCTCGCTTGAAGCAAGACAGCTTGCAACGGGTGGCACGCTCAGATATAACGGTACGGTTCCTTTCAGAGAGAATATCGTAGCGAAAGACTCTAAACTTGTCGTTTCGAGAAAGCCCGTTTCGGCTTACGGTGAAAGCGTTGACAACGAGTATTATTCGTGCTATGTCGGCAACGACGGCAAGAACTACGGCGTTGGCCCCAAATCGAGAGAAATTCAGGGCTTTGTTGCAGAAGAAGGCAAGACCTATTGCGTACTTTACTACGTTGAAGTTGCAAGTGCTCAGGAACTTTCCATTCCTACGACATTCTCGCCCGTCGTAGCGCGCGTTATGGTCAAGATGGCTGTATATCAGGCGCAGGGCAATTCGGACAAGAACAGCTCGCTTGCGGGTTACTTGTACGCATTCATTCCTCGTGCGCAGTTCATTGACGGCGACGCAGGCGTTGACGGTTCGCAGACCACAAACGCAAACACGACGTGGAGTTTCTCGGCGTTGGCTTACGACGAAACCGACACGGAATGCTCGGAATGCGCAAAAGACCAGAGCGTATTCGGCTATATGGTTTATGTACCTTGCGGCGACACAACGCAGGCAGTCAAAGACCTTATAGTTATGCGCGGTAAGGTGGTAGTAAAGGTAGGCGGCAAAGTTCAGACCCCCGTTTACTATGTAATGCCCGACAATTCCATCGTTACCCCCGACTATTCCGACCTTGTATTTGCGATTAAGCAAGCAATATCGGCGGCGAGTGAAGACGGTGAGGAAGAACCCGCACCCGCAACGGAGATTGCTAAGGTTGACGAAGACGGCGTAGTTACGGGCGTAACCGCAGGCGAAACCGAAATGAACATTACCCTTTCGGCAAACGAGTCCGTTTCGGCGGTTTGCAAGGTCGTAGTTCAGGCTGCCTAAGTAGTCTAAGAAAAAAAATAATTATCCTTCCCCCGGCTGAATGCGTTTGGTCGGGGGCATAGGATAAAATAAGCGTGGCAAAATGGTGAATTCTATTGATACGATATATGAGTTAATGGAAAAAGACGGCGGTAGCCTTGATTTGACTGAAAGCGAAATCGAGTATCTGCCCGACAACCTGATTGTACACGGCTTTTTAAGTTTAAGGGGAAGTAAGGTAAAGAAACTTCCCGAAAATCTTATAGTAGAAGACTTTCTCGATATTAACGAAACACAGATAAGTGATATTCCAAAAAGTTTAGTGGTAAAGGGTGATTTCTTTTGCTCAACCTTAATGGGTGAGAAGAACGGAAAACCGCGCAGAGTGCGTATATACGAACGACAAGTAATATTTGATAGGTTTATCTGCTGTAGTCGACGCTTGATAGAATTCAAGAGAGTAACCGAAAAGCTCGGCTATACAATATATGTCGGCACGAATAAAGATAAAAATGTGGTAGTTGACGGACAGTATTTTTCCGTTTGCTCAAGCATTAAAAGCGGAATACTTGACGTTATGTATAAAAAGAACCGCGACAAAGCGGAAGAATTGTACGGCGATTATACGCTCGATTCTACCGTCAAAATGAGCGAAGTTATTGTTATGTATAGGACGATAACAAGCGCGTGCAGAAAAGGCTCGGAATCATTCCTTGAAAGTTTACACCGCACAGACAAAGAAGTTACCGTGCGTGAAATAATTCGAGTAACGCAAGGTCAACCATTCTGTGAAAGGTTTGAACTGTTTTTTACAGATAGAAGTGCATGGCGAATTCAACAACGCCCCGCATAATCAGCAGGTGCAATTATGTTGGACTTTACTATATTGGGCATAGAGAGCATAACAAACGATTTTGAAGTTTTAACGCCGAGAATAGGTAAGGCAGTAAGCGCAGGCTTAAACGCCGTTTCTTCCGATATGACAGCGGCTTTAAAACAACATATCGAATTAGACGTTTATGCAATGTATGACCCCAAAGTATATTTAAGAAGAAGCGAGAACCCTTCATACGGTACGCCGCTCAACTCGGACGAGAATATCGGCGCAACGGTAGTTGATAACACGCTTATATTCGGTTATGTGCCGACTGGTGAGCACTCACTTTATGACGAAGAAATCGACAACGACGACCTTATACGAGTAATTGAACTTGGTAAAGGGTATCAGTGGTATGTCGGCAAGCGGAAGATACCGCCCCGCCCTTTCTGGGACAATTTTGTTACCGATATGATACAGGGCAAGCAAGCTGAAATATCATTCGTTGGTGGTATGAATAACGCTGATAAAGATTTGAACGTTATTCAGACCGGGCAAATTACAGCAGACGGTAACGAAACTTCATTTTAATTTTTTGAATACAATCGACTACATAATTTAGTCGTAACCATATCGCCGTTGCAAGTGGGCAACGGCAAGAGCCAAAAGGGGCTATGAGTACTGCAGTGGTGTGGTATTCATAGCC